ATGAGGACGGCATACTGTGAAATGAAGCGCGGCGGCCTAATGGCCGAGCGCCGTTACCGGCGGAGCCGGACGGAAGCGCGGCGGCGGAAGCTGGTGCGTGTGCGGGAGAACATCGGTGCGGCCATGATGCTGCTTGGCTTCCTGTTTTTGATGGTAATAGGCGGTGCGGAGGACTTGACGGTGATCTTCCTCGGCGGCTTTGCCGGTCTCGGCATGATGCTGTTGGGCGGATGGCTGGGTCATGCGTTCTACGGACAGGAAAAGAACGCGGAATGGCTGCGGCGGGAGCGGGCCGAAGATGTATTTTGACCGGGACAGCTATCAGCAAAGCGTCCGGCGGGCGCATGAGGAACGCTGGCGGGTCAGAGGCCGGGCGCGGGTAGTTCATCCGAAGTACGGGGCCGTGGTGGTGCCGCACCGGTCGAACTACGCCGCACTACTGAACGCAGCGGAATATTGGGGCTGTGAATGGACAGACATCCGGGATGCGGAGGTCTGGGCCGTGCCGCTCGGCACGGCGGTGGTTATGCCAAAAGAATTTTGCGGGAGGAACTGAATATGAAAGTGAAAATCAACACCCATGGAAACGCCTTGCCGGAGGTTCACGGCGAATGGATAGACCTTTGCACGGCAGAGGATGTCACGCTGGACTTTCTGGAGTACAAGATCATTTCCTTGGGTGTTTCCATTGAGATACCGGCGGGTTACTATGCGCACGTCGTTCCCCGTTCCTCGACCTTTGGCAAGTGGGGCATCCTGCTGGCGAACAGCATGGGCGTGATTGAGAACGACTACTGCGGCGACGGCGATGTGTGGGGCTATCCGGCGCTGTGCCTGCGGAAAGAGGGAACGCACATTCCGAAAGGAACGCGCATCTGCCAGTTCCGCCTTGTGGAGAAAGCACCGGACATGGAGTTTGTGCAGGTGGAGAGCTTGGGCAACCATGATCGCGGCGGCTTTGGCAGCACCGGCGAGCAGGTACATACCGGCGGCACGGCGGAACGGAACAAGCCGGAGCGGAACAGCCGCGTGGAGCGAATGTTCGGCGAGCGGGAGAGCTGGGCCACAGCAGCAGAGGAGGACAAAACGCAGGGGCCGTACAAGGGATTTCTGCTGGTGGTGTGCGAGGAGTGCGGCGCGGTCAAGGCGTTCTGCGCGAAGCGGGAAACGTACAGTTTCCGGTGTCAGGAGTGCGGGCATGAAACGCCGCCGGAGGGCCTGCGCCCCATGTTCATGCACTGTAAATGCGGCAAGTCGTTCCGCTACAAGACCAACGCGGAGGCGGAGACCATCACCCATAGCTGCTTGGACTGCAAGGCACCTGTGGATATGGAGCTGAACGGGAAAGGCACCGCCTATGTGACCATAGGCGTGAGAGGTGGAAAGCGATGAAAGATATTCTGTATGGCTTGGGCGCGGTGCTGCTGCTTGCGCTGGCGGTGATTTGGGGGCTGGCGCTGGCGCTGGCCGGGCCTGCCCTGCTGAAATTTTGCATTCTGTATCTGTTTGGGTAAAGGAGGCGGCGGGAATGAAGCTATCGAAATTTGCGAACTTGGTCAAGAACGGAGGCCGGTGCGCCGTACTCCATGTGGCGGGAAGCGGTATTTGGCTTTCTACCGGCACGGCGATCTACCGGGCGACGGAGCTGCCGGACATGGAGGGCAGCGAGCAGGTGCGAACGGTGTTGGACATGACGGCGGACGCATGGAAAAAGGTGTATCTGACCGAGGACTGGCCGGAGAGTATCAACAATGTGCTGGGGCTGAACCTTGCGCCGTATGCGCAAGGTGAGCAGGACACGGAAAAACTGAAAGTGGCGGCGGCTCCCAACGGGCTATGGTGTTCCGCCTGCCGCTGCAAGGTGGACGGCGAGCTGATCTTCTACAACGAGGCGTATCTTGCGCCGCTGGCGGAGGAGATCAAGAAAAGCGAATACATCTATTACACGGCGCGGCAGACCCAGACGGGACAGCGGTATCTTGTGGTGCATGACGGCATGGATGTACTGGCAGCCATCATGCCCATGAACATTCTGAAAGAGGAATACATCAACGACCTTGCGGAATTTCAGGCGCTCTGCATGGAGCAGTTCTATAAGGACAAGGAACGCCGGGAGGCGGTTATCGAGGAGGCCGAGGACGACCCGGAGGACGCGGGGCAGATCGGAATGGAGGGGGTGCAGGAATGATGGTAACTTTTGATATTTGCGCAGGCAACCCGGGTGCGCTGCAATTCCTGATGCAAGCCTACGACATGGATATGTTTAAGGCTGAACAGGGGTTCCAAAGGATGCAACGGGCAGGCATCACGGGGGCGCGCCTGTATATGCTCTGGAATGACTGTTGCAACAGAGATACGGAAGCGGCGCTGTTGGCTATGAACACGCTGAACATTGAAAGCGTCGTCGAGTTTATCAACTATGAGGGTGGGCGCGGTATTCCTATCGACATTGAAGCCCTCCGAGCGGCAGCGGAAAGGATGTAATAAATGGAAATCGCAAGAGCACGGGAAATTCTCGACCCGGAACACCGGGAGGCGTATGAGAGCCTTGAACCGGTGAATGAGGCTTGCCGGATGGGCGTAGAGGCGCTACGGCGGCGTGTGCCGGAAAGCCCCTACCCTGACGGGGACGCAGGTGTACTGGCCTGCCCATCCTGCGGGAGCGGCGAATACCTGCACAACGAGGACGGAAACCGCTGCTGCTTCTGCGGACAATGCGGACAGGCGATTGACTGGGACGGCAGCACCGGGGAGGAGACGAAATGAACGTTGTCTCTTTTGGCGGCGGGACAAACAGCGCCGCCATGATCATCGGAATGTATCTGCACAAAATCCCTATTGATCTGATTTTGTTCGCGGACACCGGCGGCGAGCAGCCGCATACCTACGAGTTCATGGAGACGTTCAATGAGTGGCTGGTAAAGCATGGCATCCCAAAGATCGTCTCCGTGGAGTACCACGACAAGGACGGAAACAGATTGACGCTGGAGCAGGAATGTATCAACAGCGGGAGGCTGCCCTCGATCGCCTATGGATTTAAAAAATGCTCTCTCAAACACAAGATTGGGACGCAGGAAAAGTTCTGCAACAACTACCAGCCGTGCAAGGATGTGTGGGCCAGCGGCCAGCGCGTCCACAAATACATCGGTTACGATGCCGGGGAGACGCGGCGCATCCAACACGCCGCGCCCATCGACGAAGCGGACAAAAAGTACGAAAAACATTATCCGCTCTACGAGTGGGGATGGACGCGCGAGGAATGTGTGCACGTGATCGAGCGGGCCGGACTGCCGAGACCGGGGAAAAGTTCATGCTTTTTCTGCCCATCCATGAAGAAGAAAGAAATACAAGCACTGTGGGAGAACTACCCTGATCTCTTTGAGCGGGCTATCGCGCTGGAACACGGGAGCGCCGAGACAAATGTGAACGTAAAAGGTCTTGGGCGCAACTGGTCATGGGAGAGCTACTACAACGAGTTTATGGCAAACAAGGAGTTCGAGGAGGCGCAGTTGACCTTTGACCAGTTGTTCCCGGACAGCCCCGGCGGGTGTATCTGCGGCGCTCCATGCGGGCGCTATGACGGTTAAGGCGGTGGCGGAATGAAACTCTGTGATCGGTGCCGGGTTGCTGGCTGCTTGTTGAACTACGGCGGGAAAGCCTGTAAAAATGCCCGGAAACAGAACAGCCCGGATGTGGTCTTTACCAACGCGGACAGGGTTCGAGAAATGAATGACGAGGAACTGGCAAAATTCATGCTGAGCAACGACGGCGCGGCCTACTGCAAGAACAATGATCGTGACAGTACGTGCTACCTAAAAGGACGCGACGGAATGACGGCATGTGAACTGTGCGCACTGGACTGGCTGCGCGAGGAGGCGGAGGAATGAAAATCTTGATCGGCGGTTCGCCATGTACGCACTGGTCTATCGCACAGACCAAGAACCGCGAGACGGAAGCCAGCGGCATCGGCTGGGAACTATTTTTGAATTACCGTATCGCACGGGACAAGTACCATCCCGACTATTTCCTGTACGAAAACAACAAATCCATGTCTCCCGCTATCCGTGCGCAGATCACGGCGGAGCTGGGCGTGGAACCGGTGCTTATCAACTCCGCTCTGGTCTCCGCACAGAACCGCCAGCGGCTCTACTGGGTCGGCAAGCGTGAGCCGGACGGTACATACAGCCAAGTCCGTGTGGAACAGCCGGAGGACAGGGGCATTTTGCTGCGGGGCATTCTGGAAAGCGGCGTCTGCTGGCGCGAGAAAGGCTATGCACTAACAGCATCAAACCATAGTGCCACAGCGGAAGATATGATTGCAAGACGGCAACGAAATGGAGCTGCAGAGCCTATCCGCATCGGCACTATCGAGAACGACGCAAAGAAGCAGGACTTTGACAGCCAGCAATACCGTGTTTATTCACCGGACGGCAAGAGTGTGACTTTGTGCGGGAATGGTGGGGGCGGGGGTGCAAAAACTGGATTGTACGCCGTGCCGGTGCCGGTAAATGAAACCGTCGAGGGGAAAGCCCAATGCCTGCGGGCTACATACTACAAAGACGGGATCAGAAACATGGTTGGAAACACCGTTGACCGTAAAACGTGCGTGGCGATGCCTGTCGGGATGGCAGCGGGGCCGAAAAGCATACTTGTAGTTACGGATGCGGGGAAGTCGGTGCCTGTTTACGAGGTTAGAAATGGGAAAATTGCCATCAAAGGCAAGGAATACCCCATTAAACTGACTGACGGCTTTTACATTATCCGAAAACTGACCGTTACAGAGTGCAAACGCCTCCAGACCGTGCCGGACACATACACCTTTCCAGTCAGCGATACTCAAGCGTATAAAATGCTGGGCAACGGCTGGACGGTGGACGTAATCGCCCACATTATGAGCCATTTTGACGGGCTGACGGAGGAACCGGTGGAAGTGCTATCCATGTACGACGGAATGAGCTGCGGCCATATTGCGCTGGACAAGCTGGGCGTGGACGTCACGGCCTACTACGCAACCGAGATCGACAAGTACGCCATTCAGACCACACAGCACAATTTCCCGGACACCGTGCAACTTGGGGATGCGTTTCAGGTGCGGGACGAGGAATGGAGGCCGAGGAGAGCGGAGGAGGCGGAGTGATGGATTGCTACGACTGTAAAGCAAAAAGTGTTTGCGCGGCGGTGGTGCAGCCCGGCTCCGTGTTGTGTCTGATGAACCGCATGAGATACTGCGGGACACACGCAGAGGAAGAACCACGGCGACAGCGGGGCGACTATTGCCAGTATTGCGGGCATCGCCTGCGGGAGATCGGGCGCGAGCGCTTCTGCAACAATGTGAACTGCCGAAACCGATATGTAAATGTTTGAGGTGCTGTTTGTATTTTTCTTTGAGAAAGAGGGCGAAGCGAAATGAGCGAGAAAAGCACGGTATATGAGTGCGTAGACCGGGAGCATGACGCTTGGCGGTGCCGGGCGTGTGGGTACATCGAGAATTTCGAGGCGGACGGGCCGACGGAAAACGGATGGCACTTCTGCCCCGGCTGCGGGCGGGAGATCATCGTGGAAGCGGTCAATCCGTGTCCGTTCGACAATGACAACTGCATGTGCCAGTTCTGCGAAACGCCGTGCAACAACGACTTAAACTGCTCAGACTGCGCCCACGAGGGAAAAACGGTGCATGATGTGCTTCTCTGCACGGGCTTTAACGGGAGCATGGAGCAGTACACAGAAAATTGGAAACGGAAGCAGATGGAGAAGTTGGGAGGCGGGCAGGAATGAACGATCAAGACCTCGTAAAAGCCCTGCGGTGTATATCCACGGCGGGAGGCAAGGAGAAAGAAAACATCACGCTCGGTGGGGCCGTTAAACTGGCAACGATGTATCACGGTGGTCTGGGCTTGGAAACGTTGGTGGAATGGCCGAGTGCGAATGTCACCCACTGGCCGCCGTTGCCGAAAGGCCGGAGGTGAGAGAATGAAAGTGTATCTGGCCGGAAAGATCACGGGAGACCCGAACTACAGGGAGAAATTTGCGGCGGCGGCAAAGAAGCTGGAGGAGCGGGCCGGTGTGACGGTGATTTCCCCGGCGGTCACGCCGGAGGGACTGAAAAAGGCGGACTACATGCGCATCTGCTTTGCCATGCTGGAGAGCGCCGACACGGCGGTGTTCCTGCCGGATTGGGAGGACAGCCCCGGTGCACAGCTTGAAAAGCACTGGTGCGAGTATGTGGGGAAAAAGATGGTGTTTCTGATGGAGGGTGCGGAATGATCGACTTCGAGGGCTACTATCTTGTGCCACCCGATCAGGTTGCGTACATCGAAACGAGGAGAGGCGGCGGGGATGCGCAATATGGGCTGTTCTTGGGCCTGTCCAGCGGGAAAGAGCTGGGTGTGTGGTACAGAACAGAGGAGGCGCGAAAAGCCGCTTATACGAAGCTCGCACGACAGGTCGAGATCGGGAAACGACAGGACAGGGAGGACATCTTGTATCGCCTGCGGGTGATCGAGGCATGTATCAATAAGACGGATAAGCGGACGCTACGAATTTGGAAGCAGCTCCAACAACTGCTGCATCTGGAAAGCGAGGAGACGGAATGAGCGGGAGAACAACAGAGCGTATTCTGAACGCGGCGGCAAAGGGGCTGCTGTTTCTGTTCCTGTATGTGATGCTCGGCCTGTGCTGGATTGGCGCAGAATGCGTCTTTGAGGGCATCGTGCATGATAGCAGGGTTGACGGCGTTGTGCTGGCGTGGCTCTGCTGGCTGATCGTGGGAGAAATCGAGCAGTTCGAGCGGAAAATCAGAGGTGACAGGCGATGAAGCCGCTGCTTTGCCGCTTGGGGCTGCACAGCCCGTGCAAGACGGAATACATAGAGGTCACACGCCGCCGGAGCGACCGGCACAGCGGGAAGTATCACACGAATTACATCTGCTGCCGCAGGTGCGGGAAGCTGTGCTACCGGATGCGGCGGCGCAGGGAGAAAACGATATGAAATGCGAGCTATACCACGATAATTTTCAGAATTTCAAGCGGTACAATGTGCCGAAAGCCCAGCTTGTGATCGCGGACATCCCGTACAACATCGGCGCGGATGCCTATGCCAGCAATCCCATGTGGTATCAGGGCGGTGACAACAAGAACGGGGAAAGCAAGCTGGCAAAGCAGAGCTTTTTCCACACGGACGGTACGTTCAAGATCGCGGAGTATATGCACTTCTGCAACAGGCTGTTGAAGAAAGAGCCAAAGGAAAAGGGACAGGCCCCGGCCATGATCGTGTTCTGTGCCTTTGAGCAGATGCAGACCGTGATCGAGTACGGAAAGCGGTACGGATTTGCAAAAAGCTATCCGCTGTTTTTCTGCAAGAACTATTCCGCGCAGGTATTAAAAGCCAACATGAAGATCGTGGGCGCGACGGAATTTGCGGTCGTCCTCTACCGGGACAAGCTGCCGAAGTTCCGCAACGTCGGCGAGGACGGCGGAAAGCACATGGTTTTTGACTGGTTCCGCTGGGAGCGAGACAGCCGAAAGGAGTACCCGAAGATACATCCCACGCAAAAGCCGGTGGGCGTGTTGAAACGCCTGATCGAAGTGTTCACAGACCCCGGCGACGTGGTGATCGACCCGGTGGCCGGGAGCGGCACCACATTACGCGCCGCCTACGAGCTGGGGCGCAGCGCCTACGGGTTCGAGGTGGACAAGAGTTTCTACGAGGCGGCGAGAGAAAAGATGCTCGCGCCGATCTTGGCGGAGAAAACGACAATCTGACGACCGGGGGCGGTCGCGCCGTGAGAGCGGCGCGGCCTTGCCGGTTGAAGCGAGACCTGTTTCCGGCGGTGCCGGAGAGAATTTTCGTTGCGGCCGAGGGGCCGCAATGGGCTGGTATACCAGCAGTAAGTTAAGAGACAAGCCATGAAACAGGGGTGTGCCTGACGGCATACGACTGTTGAAATGGCCCGTATGCAAGCCGGTGACGGCGCATACACGCAAAAACGAGGGAGGCGTGGCCGCATGAGCCTGTATTATCGGGAACAAAAGCATATCTGCGGCAAGGACTACGCCACGGCGGGATACATGGAGGTCGATTTGTACCCCGTGACACCAAAGCAGCACAAGGCGAGCCGGAGAGCAAAGAAGAAAGAAGCCTGTACCCTCGCCCAGCAGACCTACAACGACAACCGTTCCAAGAGATACCATGTGCAACTTGTAAACGCCAACTTCGGAAAGGGCGACTTCTCGTGGACGGGAACCTATGACGACGATCATCTGCCAGCGCCGGGAGACACCAAGCGGGCGGATATGGACTGGACGAATTACATCAAGCGGGTATATCGCTGGTGCGACAAGAACGGCGTGGAGCGCCCGAAGTGGGTAGCCGCCACGGAATACACGACGGTGATGGCAGACGGGACGATCTGTGGCCGCCATCATCACCACGCGATCATCCAGCACACAGAGGGATTGACCCGTGACGTGCTGGAGGAGCTGTGGAGCGATAAGAACGGAAACAGCATTGGCCTTACACGAGGGGAATATCTCACCGTTGACCACGGAAGCGTGGAGGGCCTTGTAAAATATATCAACAAGAACAAGCGGTGCGCCCGAAGCTGGCGGCAGAGCCGTGGACTGGAAAAGCCCAAGACACCGCCGCCCAACGATACCAAGTGGAGCCGCAAAAAGCTGGAGGAGGCCAGCACCGTGTACATAGACGACGCTGCGTTCTGGGAACAGAAATACCCCGGCTACACGCTCAACCGCGTAGAAACCAAGGTGAGTAACGCCGGACAGCGGCATACCGTTGTGATCTTGCGCCGCGCCGAGTGCTGGCACGGGCGAGGAAATATATATCGACCAAGGAGGAAATGAGAATGAACGATGCCGAACGTTTCGAGCAAATTTTTCTGTAACAGGTGACGAGACCGGGTGCGGACAAGCTGCTGGAGTGGCTGAAAAGCACAGACTTCTTCACGGCTCCGGCCAGCACACGGTTTCACGGGGCCTATCCGGGCGGGCTGGTGAAGCACAGCCTGAACGTATATTATGCCCTGCTGGGGAATTTCAATCTGCGCGGCCTGTATTCGCCGCAGACGCAGGCCATCGTGGCGCTGCTGCATGACGTGTGCAAGGCGAACTACTATGCCGGGGAATATCCCGACTACACCGTGAAAGATCAGATGCCCATGGGACACGGGGAGAAGTCTGTCTATCTCGTGATGAAGCACATGGAGCTGACAGACGACGAGGCCCTTGCCATCCGCTGGCACATGGGCGCGTATGACGATGCTTTCCGTGGAGGGAGCCGGGCGCTGAATGCCGCCATGGAAAGAACGCCGCTTGTGCTGGAGCTGCATTACGCGGACATGATAGCGACGCAGAGAGAAAAGCACGAAGAGGGACTGTGAATGGCGTACCGGCTGGAGCTATCCGATCTGCCGCCGCGTTACCGGGCGCAGGCAGAGGCACAGCTTGCCGGGCGAGGGAAAAAGCGGGGCGACACCGTGACGGTGGCGGCCCGTGCCGCTGCCATGTCCGGGCTGAAATTTGACAGCCGGGGCGAGTATGAATACTACGTCGGCACCGTTGTGCCAAAGATCGGACGCGGGGAGATCGTGAAGTGGGAGGCGCATCCCTGCTTTCTGCTGTTCCCGGCGGGAGAATACAACGGCGTGAAGCTGCGGAGCGTTCAGTACACGGCGGATTTCCGGCTGACCTATGCCGACGGCACGGTGGAGATCGTGGAGGTCAAGAGCAAGTTTGTCCGGCGGATGCAGCGGGATTATCCTGTACGGCGGCGGGTGTTTCTGGAGCTGATCGCCCGTCCGGCGGGCTGGAAATTCACAGAGATCATCACGGCGGACAGCAAGGAAGAAATCAAACGCTGGCGGGAGCTGGCGGAGGAGGTATCATCATGTGGGAAAAACGGCTGACGCACTACGACAACGACGGGCGTGTGTATTCCAGCAGGGGCTACGAGGTGGCCCTTGCAAAGCTGGCGTGGTTCGAGGACAGGGAGCAGAAACGGGAGGAAATGCCCGTGTGCGGCCTGTGCCAGCGGCACCAAAAGCTGGAGACCGTGGACGGCACGGCGTTCTGGCTGGAATATGGCGAGGACGACAGGCCCCGCCTTGTGATGGACAGCACGGCGCGGGGCGGCGGGCTGAATGTGCTGTGCGCGGAGTTCTGCCCCATGTGCGGGCGGTTCTGCGGGAAGCTGGAGGCAGAGCATGAGGAGAAATAAGCATATCCCGGCGCATTTTGGCACCAATGCGGCACGGACAGCGCAGACGCGCTATCTGCGGGGGAAAACGCCGGAGAGCGAGCGGGTGGAGAAAAACCGGGAGGCGGCGGGCCATGTGATCTCTCTGTGCTTCATGGTGGCGCTGCATGACCGCTACGGCATCGGGAAAGACCGGCTTGACCGCATGATCACCGCCGCAAACGGCGCGTTGGAGCGGTTTGCCGTCAACAAGCGCGGCGTGGGCATGGAACGGGCGAAAAAGAAGCTGAACGAGGAGCTGGAGGGCCTGCTGACGGAAAAATTCGTGCTGCCTGCGTCAAAAGCACCGAAAAGCAACCGGGATTGGGCCTTGCTGGGCGAACGGCGGGAAGCGGCGGAGATCGTAGTGAAATGCTATGCGCTGGGGGCGCGTCAGGCCCTCGGCTTTGGCGTGGAGCGGCTGAATGAGACCGTCCGCGCCACGGAGGACGTATTCCGGCAGTTTAACGAGTGGGCCGAGGGCGGGGACTGGTTCGGCTACAATATGCTGGCCCGGCGCATGACGGACATTCTCGGCGAGCCGGTGGATGTGGACGAGAGCGACGCGAAAGAGCCGATCTTCGGGAAAACGCTGGATTGACACCACGGGCAAGGAGATTTGGCGAGGAGCCAAGAACAGGAGGCGACGGATGCGGTATGGCAGCGTGAAGCACATAGCCCTGTACTACAAGGCAATTCCGGGGATGCTGCGCCTGCTGCGGAAGGAGCGGGCGGAATTGGAGGGCAATTATTACGGACTGCGGGGGCTGGCGTGTGACGGGATGCCGCGCGGTTCGTCGCCGGGAAAGCCGACGGAGGAAAGCGGACTGCGGGCGCTGGAAAACGGCGTGAGCGAGCGACTGGCAGAGATCGCGGAGACGGAGCGGGTTTTGTCCGAGGATGAAGCCTGTATTCGCGCCTGTCTGGACGCGCTGAACGGTAAGTACAAAGAGGTCATTGTGATGCGTTATGTGCGTGGGTACAGTTGGGCGAAGATCAGCGCGAGACTTGGGACGGCGGACAGCACGGCCCGCGACTGGCACACAAGGGCCATGGAGCGGCTGGGCGAGGTACTGGAGGAGCTGCCGGAAGCGGAGGCGCTGGCCCGTCGCGCGTCGCGCGCACGTACATAATAAGCGGCAAAAAATTTTGGACTGTCCGGCGGGGCTGAGCAAGGGCTGTTTTGCCGACTGACCTTGTGGCGGAACACCACGGCGGCGGAACAGGAAAACCGGCCTTATAGGAACAAGTTTTTCAAGACTTCGCGCGTGGCGCGAAAGGGTTTCCGTGATCGTCGGGGCGGCGCTGGAAAAACAATTTGCGAATGGGAGGAAAAGACCGTGGATTTTGTGGATAAGCTGGTGGAGGGCATGAGGCGGCTTTTTGTGCGGAGAGCGAGGCGAAAAGCGCTCTGGCGGCGGTGCAGATACCTGTACAGCAGCAAGAGAAGATAAAAATGCCCCGGCGGGCCGTTTTGGTACGGTCTGCCGGGGTTTTGTTCTGCACGATAGCAAGTCGGATTTGTGTTATTCGTCGGCGGGGCTGTCAAGCTCCAGAGGGCGTCCCTCTCGCTTCATGCGTTCTTCGCAGGCTTGCAGCACATACGCCTGTACGCTCTGCCCGGCGGCCTTGGCGGCGGCGCGGATGGCGTTGCCGATGGGCTTAATAGGGCGGGCGCTGATGCGGTCGCATTTGGCGTTGTAAATATCGTTGTTGCGGCGCTTGCTTTCGGGTATGGGCATGGTCAATCCTCCTTTTCCGGCTCGTCCGGGCAGTCTGTCAGGTCGATCACGATGATCTCCGGCGGCTGCGGGGCGAGCTTGTAATATTTTCCGTTTTCGTAGTGCTGATCGGTCACGCCGTCATACCAGCATATATCGCCGTGTTGGGCCTGCGCCGCCTCCATGCGGCCTTGTGCCTGCTGCTCGGTGAGGCCGTCAAAGGTGAGGCGCTGGCCGTCGGCAAATTCGGCCACAAGGCGGTACGCGGGGAACACTTCGGGGACTTCGTTCATGGTCTGCCTCCCTGTTCGGTTTTGTTTTGTCGCATTATAACACGCAGGCGTGTAAAAGTCTACGGGGCAATTTTGGCGGAGGCGCGGGCTTTAAGCGCCGCACGGGCGGTTTTGTAGTCGGGGAATACTTCGGCAGCGGGAAACTCTTTCATGCAACAGTTCCACTTGGGGCGCGAGGTCTTGCGGAGATAGACGATCTCGCCACAGTCGTGTTCCAAGTACCATTTTTCCAGCGTTCCATCGTGGTTGAGCGTGTATCTTGTGGGGGCTGCGGTCGTGGTCATAGCGGTGTCCTTTCTGCCCTCGTGACCTCCGGGGCGGGTGCTTAACTTGCTGGTAACTTGCTGAAAACTTGCTGGGCGGTTTTGTTACTCCGTCAGGCCGAGGGCGCGGCGGGCGGCGATCTCAGCGTTACGGGTGAGCTGGCGCTGCCATGCGCCATACCGGGGAGACCAGCGGAAGCCGTTTTGTTTCAGGGCCTCGCGCTGCTCGTCGTCGGGCTTTTCGTCAAAGATGATCTGGAGACGGTCAGCCTCGGTGTTGCGGACGATCTCACCGCCGGGGAACTTTGTGTTGTCGGCGGGCTGCTGGGCCTGCTCCGTGCGCTTGTCCAGCTCGTCGAGGCGGGCTTGTGTGCGCTTGATCTTGCCGCGCAGGCTGGTCAATTCGTAGTCGGGGCAAGGCTTATCAATCCACGGGCAACGCTGGCAGGTGTCGGCAAAGTCGGCGGTGAGCTTGGCGGCGGCCTCGGCGGTCAGACCGGGAAAGCCGACAAAGGATTTGTGCTTGCGATAATAGGCATTCATGGCCTTGTTGCGGTCAAGCTGGGCTTGCAGCTTTTGGAGCTGGTCAGTGAGCATTTCGCGGGCGTGGGGGTCGGCGAGGTCTACCGCGCCGGTGCCGACGGCCTCGATCTTGTTCAAGATGGCCTTGATCTCGTCGTACTCTTTCCAGAGGTCGCCCTCCCGCGCCATCTGGCGGTTGTGCTTTTTCATGTTGTAGTTGCCCGCCCCGGAGATAAACTGGCTGGGATAGCTGGCCTGATTGTGGTTGTAGTCGTTCGTCCATTGGGCAAGGCGGCGGGCGTAGCGGTCAAGCAGCGCGTCGAGCTTGTCGTGGCAGTAGGGGCTGATCTTGGCTTTCCGTGCCTCCACCAGCGCGGCGGCCTTGTCCACGGCGGCGCGGTAGCCGTTGGTGGCGCTGCCGGGCCTGTAGTCGCTCATGTGGACGCAGTAGTGAGCGTTGCGGGCGGTGTCCTCGTTGATCTCGTAATAGCGGGCGGCGGGCTTTGCTTCGGCCTGCGGCGGGGAGATCATGCTTGTCTGTTCGTACATTTTGTGTACCTCCGTTTTGTGTTTTGGGGTTTCGCTTATGGGGTGCCGTCGCTTTGTCCGGTGCGGCGGCTCCAAGGTGTCCAGTTTTGTGGTCAGTCAAGACAGGTTTCGTAACGGATGCGGTATTGCTCTTTCAGCTTGTCATAGGCGCGGGTGGTGACGGTGTAGGTGTTGCGCTGCTCGTCGTAGCTGATGCCGCGCCCGTGGAGCTGCGGGAGACCGTCGCGGAGAGGGCGGAGAAAATAATGCTTGCCGTAGTAGGAAAGATCGGCGGCGAAGTCGCAGCCGGTGGGGGCCTGCTGCATTTCGTAGCAGTAGACGTATTCGCCGGGCTTGTCGGCCTGCACGGCGGGGGCCTTTTCTGCCTCTAATGCGGCGTAGTCCGGGGCGTAGCCGAACAGCTCGCCGGTTTCGGGGTCGTAGCGGCTGGCGGAGAAGTCCGGGACGAAAAGCGTTGTCTGCGGGTCGATTTGGCGGGCGTAGCCGCCGGGGACGGGGGCAAAGGTGCCGTTGATCTTGCGTTCGATGGATGCCATGTTGTTTACCTCCTGATTTCGCTGTCGAGGGCGGCCAGCGCATCGGCCATGCCCTGCTCAAAAATGCGGGTGTTCTCTGCGTTGGATTTTGTGAGATCGTTCGAGTAGCTGCAGGCGGGCCAGAGCGGGCAGTCACACGCGCCGCGCCCGGCGTTGTAGTGCTGATTGCAGATGGTTTCGATGCGTTCGCCTGTCTCGGCGGGGATGTAAAGCCATGCCATTTTGTGTACCTCCGTTTTGTGGTTTAGGTGTTACCCATGAGCGCCCGCCCCGGCGGGGGGCGGCTGGACTTGCACCAGCGGCGGCGGATGCCGTCGGCCTTGCGGGTTTTGGGTCAGGCGACGCGGAAATAATAGGCGTTCTTCTTGCCACTCCACTTGCCCCCGGCGGCCTCGATCTCTTTTTCGTGGGGCTTTGTGTCTCCGGCCAGCCAAACCACCGGCGCGGCGGTGGCTGCGCCCTTGATGGTGGCCGTCAGGCCGTCCACCTCTGCCCAGCGGGCCGCGATGATCTCGGCGGCGGTCTTGGGTTCGACGGCCTCGGCGGCGGGCTGCTCCGTCTTGGTTTCGTGCAGCTCGGCCAGCTTGTTTTTCAGTTCGGTGATCTCGTTGGCGGCGCGGTACAGATCGCCGCGCAGGGTGGCGGCTTCTTCCTGAGACTGGGCCAGCTCGGTGCGGAGCTTGTCGGCCTCGCCGGTTTTGGTGTTGTCCTCGGCGGCCTCGGTGAAAAAGGCCCGGACGGCGCGAACGGTTTCGGGTTCGGCCTTAATGGGCATGACCACGGCAAACGGTTCATCGTCGCAATAGGCGACGGCGGCGGAGATCGCGGACGTGGTGCGGAGCTGGGCGGCGGGGTGCAGCGCGGCGATGAATTTTGTGTCGTAGATCGCGGCAAAATCGGCGGCGGCGTTGTAGTAGCAGACGGCGGCGGCCTTGGGGGTCTGCACGGTCAGCGGGGAGCGCTGGAGGGGCTGCGCGTCGGCGTTGGCTTTCAGCGTGTCGGCGTACAGCCTGACGAGATCGAGCTTGTGCGCGTCGTCCTCGTGCTTGCCGTCCTTGTCAAGCGTCCAGTTGCCCGGCTCACAGCAGGTGAAGCCCTGCACGGTGGCGGCGTACTCCGGCGGGTTCATGATGCAGAGAAGAAAGCCGTTGCATACGTAGATCGTGCCGTCCTCGGTGACTTGGCAGACGAGGCGCAGCGAGCCTTCCAGGGCCTTGGCGGTGGCGGCGGTGTAGCGTCCTGTGAATTTCATCTTGTGTTCCTCCTGATCTTGTTTTTGGGTTTTGCTTCTGGGGCTGGGTTGCTTTGTGCGGTGCAGCCCTGCTAAAGTATCCGCTTGCGCTGGGTCAACGCTTGGACTTCTCCACCTGTAAGGCGTGGAACAAATGGGCCTTTGCCATGTAGAAATGCGGGTCGGTCTCCGGCGCGTCTTTCCCGGCGGCCTCGGCGGCCTCGCGGGCGGCCTTGCCGGGCTTGTCGGTGTACTTCCAGAGCTGGCAGGTGATGGCGGACTTTGCGCCCTTTTTCACGCTGTAGCCCATGCGCTTCCACTCGGCGAACGTGTGGAACTGATCGGCGGCGAGCATGGCGGTGAAGATGTCCTCGGCGGTAGCGGCGCTGCCCTCGTCAACGGTGATCGTGACGTTGGAGCGGCGGGCGGCGATCTGCTCGGCGGTGTAGGTGGCTTGCACCAGCTCGGCGAGCTGGGCGGGGGTGAAGCTGGCGCGGACGTTCTCAAAAATGATCTCGTTGTTAGTCATGGCGTTTTTCCTTTCCGGCCTTGGCGGCCTGTGCACGGTGTCGTGTTGTTTACTGTGGCTCGAATGTAACACGGCACCGTGTATTTTGTCAAGCGTTTTTTTGAAATTTTTTTCGGGGCTGGGGTGTTCCCCCGTAGGGGGAAATTTTTTCGGCCTGCCCTGCTGGGCTTGCGTTCTGCGGGCGGGTGTGCTATGATTTAGCCGTGGCCGGGCGGCGGCGAACTCGCCGCCCGTGCCGGGGGAAGAACGCCGGGCCGTGCCTTGCTGGGGTGGCCCGGCGTTTTACTTGTTCAGCCGCTCGCGGAGCTTTTCGCGGAACTCCTCGATGGTCTTGCACTCGTCAGCGAGTATCAAGAGCCGGAGCCGTTCGGCCTCCTGCGCTTGCTGTACAAGCAATTCGCCTGTGTTCGGCGTGGTCATGTTCACCTCCCCTTTCTGGTCGCCGTGGGCGGCGGTTCGCTGGGCGGCGGTCGCTGTGGCCGTCCGCTTGCCCCGCATGATAGCGGCGGATTTTTGCGCCGTCAATAGGGCTGTTTTCGTTCCCCAGTCCCCCTTTAGGGGGGACGTGGGGAAGTTTTTTTGCACAAAATTCCGTGGCGTTTTCTGTGCAAATTGCTTTGGTTGGGGGACTATAGGGGGCATATTAGCTTAGCTTATCCGGGGACGATACCGGGCGCGGTAAATACCCTCGGCGGCGGCTCCGGCCTGCCCGGCGGCAGATCGGCAGACCGGCGCGGCAGGCGGTCGCGGTGGCAGATCCTCCACCGGCGGCAGGCGGTCGGGGGCGGCTCCAATGGGGGCGGCGTGTCGGCACGGCGGGCAGACGGTCGGCAGGTCGGCGGCCAGCTCCGGCAGTCAGCAGGACGGCCAGCCATCCGCCAGCGCCGACAGCCGGGCAGGCGCAGGAGATACCAAACGCGCAGGCCCGCGCAGAGATACCATGCCGCGCAGGCCCGCAGGCGCAGCGCAAGCCATCCACCGCCAGAGCGGCCAGCCCTCCGCCAGCCAGCAGGCCGCAGGAGATACCAAACGCCCGCGCCCGCGAAGATACCACGACGCGCAGGCCCGCGCGAAATTCTAAACGCGCCCGCGCGAGGTACTGGCGGCGCGGCAGTCGTCCTTTGCGGGTTCAGAAGCCCAAAATTTTTTTAGGTAAGGGGTCAAAAAATCGCTTCCGGGGAACCGGGGCGGGAAAAGTTGGCGGGGTCAAAAATGCGACAGAGGAAGAAAACGGGGCGGTTTTGGGCAAAAAAGAAGCCGCCTATGCGGCGGCTTGCGGCGAGAACGGCGGCGCTGTAGAAGTGGGAGGCTGTATATGGAACGGGCGGGCGCTCGCGTGTGCGTAAGGGGCTGCGGACTGCGCCGAGGTCGGCAACGGTGGAGCATCTGACGGCGGGTATCATTTTCGTGGCATCACGAAAATGGTCAGAGGGAGAGCGGGACGACGATGCCGCGCCGGGAAATAGAAAAGCGGAACTGCCTACAGTCTGTTGGCAGCTCCGCTATTATTCTTTCTGTTCCAAATCGCCGGTGAGCCATTCAAGGGAAACGCCGAGGACGCGGGCGAAGATGGCAAGCTCATAGTCGGTCACGAAGCGGTCGCCGGTCTCGATGCGGCTGATGGCCTCCCTGCCCAGACCAACACCGCAGACCTGCATCTTGGCGGCAAGGGCATCTTGGGAAAGGCGCTGGGCCGTCCGTGCCTGATGTATTCGGTCACCGGAGATATTTGCCCGCCCGGAGTAATCATATATTTTCATAAGCCGTCCCTCCATTCTGCTTGACAATACCATTTTTTACGGATAATCTTGTAATAAAGATTTACAAAATATAAGAAAGCAGAGAAAAAAGACGAAAAGATTTACAATATGCCGGAATGCGGACACGAGCGCATCACACAAATGTGAGGCGGCAGACTGTATCGCAGCGGAGTTGTTTTTGAATAGCGTAAGCTGGCTGGGACGATGCGCCCGGCTCAAACCAGCTTGAACAAGCTCAAACCACAAAAACGGAGAAAGGATGAAAGAAAATGACAAGGGAAAAAGACAGGCGGAGGTGGAGCCTGCGGCGACTGGCGGTGACGGCGGCGGTGGTTGCGCTGTGCGCGTTGCTGGCCGGATGCGGCGGAGGGGACACAGGCGACAAGATCAGCGCACCATTTGAAAGCGGAAAGTGCAAGGGCATGGAGTTGGAGGTTGTCAAAAGCCAACTGGCAGAAGCGGGCTTCACCAACATTCAGGAAAAGCCGCAGGAGACGGCGACGGAATTTCTCGCAGACAGCGTTATCTCGGTGAAGATCGGCTCGAACACAAGCTGGAACAGCGCCAACTCATGGAAGCCGGATACAAAGATCATCATTGAGTATTACGCCTATACGGGTATCCGGCACATTGATGTGACCATGGATATTGCCGTGGGCGGTGAGGATGGGAAGCCGGTATTTACCGTGCAGACCAGCTTACCGGACGGGTCGAAATTGAGCGCAGAGCTTTCCTACAATGGCGAACTGACGGGCGGGCACGAGGACTATGTGGAGACGCAGACCATCACAGTACAAGACGGTAAAGCGCAGACCGCACCATTCACAAAGGACGGCGAGGTGCTGACAGGGCAATACCGCTTTGGCGTGATTATGCTCCCGGCGGAGCAGAGCCAACAGGTGCAGGAGATCGTGGGCGCGTCGGGCGAGGCCATGCGCGGTACGCCGGTAAAAAAGGACGGAGACTACAGCTATATCGCCGTGTCGATGGAATATACCTCCCCTGTTGTGGAGACCGTTGAGAAGATCAGCGAGGAGGCGCTACGGGAGAAACTAAAGACTGCGCTTTCCGGCTTTGGCGACGACTGCACCATCAGCGAAGATGGGTACGTTTACACCTTGAACGTGTGGCAGAAGGGCTTGGCACAGACGGCTATGCTCGCGCAGACCGGAGACAAGGATGCGAAAGAGACATGGGATAAAATCGTATACACAACCATGCAAGCCTCGGACAGCCTGCAAGAGCTGCTGACTGCCAGCGGGTACGGGGACTACATGGTACAGATACAGGTTTTGAACGATCAAAACCACGATAACACACTGTTGACGGTGATCATGGGGATGGCATCGTATAACTGCGTTTCCTAACCAGCGAAAAAATTTTTCGGGATTAGCAACTTCCGCAGGTTTTTCGTGATAATATCATAGCGTGGAATAAAGCCCGTGGCGGAAACGCTGCGGGCTTTGCCATAGGCGTGTCCTGCGCCGGTCGAAGCCCTGCGTTCCTACGCGGGGTATTTTCATAGGCCGCGCGGGACACGCGACTATCTGGAGGTGTGAGGATGCCGAAGCGGAGCGAGAAGCGCGACACCGCCAAGGCTGCATACATCGCCCGCAAGGCGGCGGGCGAGGAAGTAAGCCTGCGGGAGCTGGCGCAGGAGCAGGGCGTGAGCTATCAAACCCTGCGGAATTGGAAAGCGGCGGACAGGTGGGATGAAGCTCTGCCGAAGAAGCGGCGGGGCGGTCAACCGGGAAACCGCAACAGTGCGGGAAAGAAAAACGCTGCCGGAAGCCACGCAGGCGCACCGGCGGGAAATAAGAACGCAGAAAAGGACGGAGCGTACAGCACCGTCTTTTTTGATATGCTCTCGGACGCGGAGCGGGAGATCGTACAGCAAACGCCGCTGGGAAGCCGCGCCGCGCTGGAGCATGAAATGCAAATCCTGAAATTCCGGGAGCATAAGATACTTGCCAAAATCGCGGAGTATGAGAAAGCCCCGGAGGACAGCCTGTACATCAACAGTCTGATGGACATGAGAGTGCCGGGCGGACGCGGTAAGGACAAGCAGGACGGTGCCTTGCAGAGCATGGGAATGTACAGCAAGGACAGCGCGTTCAGCCGTGTGCTGAAATTGCAGGAGGCGCTATACAAGGTGCAGGGCCGCATCGCCAAGATCGCGGACAGCCTGCGGGCGCTGGAGGAGAGCGAAAAACGCATGACGCTGGAGCGGGAAAAGCTGGAGCTGCTGCGCATGAGGGCCACCGGCGCGGTGGATGTACCAGACCCGGAAACGGATGGAGAGGACGCAGAGGAGATGGCATAATGGAAAGCATTTTAACAATCCTGCTGGGCGGCGTGTTGCTGGCAGCGGCTTTGCTGGGCGGAGTGTTGGCGGTTCCGCATCCGTGGGGGATTGTGCCGACGGCGGTGGTCATAGCTGGATGGACAGCGGTGTGCTGCTTTCTGGCAGTCACGCAGTTGGAAATGCTGGGTATGCTGGTCACGGCGATTGTGGCAATCTTCACAGCGGTTCGTCTGGGGAAAGGGCGGTGGATGGAATGACACTCTACACAAGCAAAGTAGTGGCCCAGTGGTTATGTCTGACGGAGCGGCGGGTACGCCAGCTTCGGGACGAGGGCGTGATCGTGGAGGCCAGACCGGGGCTTTATGAGTTACAGCCGACGGTGGCGCGGTACATCACCTACATCGGCGGCGCGGGCAAGGAGACGCTGACCAACGAGCGCATGATGCTGACGCGGGCCAAGCGCGAGGCGGCGGAAATGGAAAACGACCTGCGGCGGGGCGAGGTACACCGCACAGCGGACATCGAGCGGGGCATCCAGTCTATGTTCCTAAACATCCGCAGCCGCTTTCTGGCGCTGCCAGCCAAGCTCTCCCCCACCCTGTCCACCATGGGCGGAAATCAGACGGGTATCTTCGACGAGCTGAAAGGGGCCATCGAGGAAATTCTGGAGGAAATGAGCGATTACCGGGTAGCCTTTGCGGCGGAGGACGGTGAGGACGATGGAGAAGCAGAAAAAGAAACACCCGTGTAGCGGGTGCGTGTGGCGGGTGCATACCAGCGAGGACAAGGTGCTGTGTATGTTCCCCCGCTGCGTGAAAAAAGAATATGAGCGCTACTGGCCGCAGGGGAAGCAGAGCAATGAAGAAGCGAAAGCTCATTGATCTGCCGAAGCCGACGCTGGAGCTGCTGGCGCGGTGCGCGGCGGCGTTGAAACCACCCCCGGCCATGACGCTTTCAGAGTGGGCAGACCGATACCGGGTGCTGTCGGCGGAGAGCAGCGCGGAGCCGGGCCGCTGGCACACGGACAAGGCCCCGTATCAGCGGGAGATCATGGACGCAATCGGCGACCCGCACATCCGCAAGGTGGTGATCATGAGCGCGGCGCAGATCGGCAAGACCGACGCTTTTATCCTGAACCCGCTGGGCTACTACATGGACTACGCCCCGGCCCCCATCCTCGTGATGCAGCCGACGTTGGACATGGGGCAGACCTTTTCCAAAGACCGGCTTGCGCCCATGATACGGGACACGCCGGAGCTGCGGGACAAGATCGACGTGAAAAGCCGCTATTCCGGCAACACCATCATGAAGAAGAATTTCCCCGGCGGCCACATCACCATCGTGGGCGCGAACAGCGCGACCGGCCTTGCCAGCCGTCCTATCAAGGTGCTGCTGGCAGACGAGGTTGACCGCTACCCGGCAAGCGCCGGAACGGAGGGCGACCCGCTTTCCTTGGCCCAGAAGCGACAGACAACCTTTTGGGACAAAAAGACGGTGATCGTATCCACGCCGGTCATTAAGGGCCAGAGCCGTATCGAGACGGAGTTCAACCAGTCCACGCGGGAGGAATGGAATGTGCCATGCCCGGAGTGCGGGCATTACCAGCCGTTCGTGTGGGCCAACGTGGTATTTGACAAGGACGACCCACAGGGCGAAGTGCTGTACAAGTGTGAGCGCTGCGGCGTGGTGAACGGAGAATACCAGTGGAAGCAGGCCAGCAAACGCGGACGCTTTGTGCCGGAGAACCCCGGCGCGGAGGCACGGGGCTTTCACCTGAACACGCTGGCCTCTACGTTCTGCTCATGGAAAGAGATCGTGCAGAAGTTCCTTGTGGCAAAGGAACAGCTCGATCAGGGAAACCCGGAGGGCATGAAAGTCTGGGTAAACACGGAGCTGGGCGAAACGTGGGAGGAACAGGGCGAGCAGGTGGAGGATGCCGCGCTGCTGAACCGGCGGGAGCTGTACGACGCAGACGTACCGGAGGGAGTGCTGGTGCTGACAGCCGGTGTAGACGTGCAGGACGACCGCTTCGAGGTGGAGGTGGTCGGCTGGGGCATTGGCAAGGAGAGCTGGGGCATCCGCTATCAGAAGATATACGGCGATATGCTGAAAGAGCAGGTATGGCAAGACCTCGACAATTTCCTGTTGGGGGGCTTCAAGAAAAAAGACGGGACGGCGCTGCACATCATGAGCGCCTGCATCGACACCGGCGGTCACCACACAGATCAGGTATACCGCTTCACGGCGGAACGGTGGGAGCGAAAGATATGGTCGATCAAGGGCAAGGGCGGTGCGGACGTGCCGTATATCCGAAATCCCACCACCAACAACCGCGTGAAAACGCCGCTGTTCATCATCGGCGTGGACGCGGGAAAGGCCCTGCTGTATCAACGACTGCGGCACGAGACCAAGGGGCCGAACTACTGTCACTTCCCGCTCAACGAGGAAGCAGGCTATGACGAGCAGTATTTTATCGGCCTGACAGCCGAAAAAATGGTGGTGCGCTGGCGCAAGGGCAGAAGCGTTGTGGCGTGGGAGCTGAAAGACAGCAAGCACAAGCGCAACGAGCCGCTTGACCTGCGCAACTACGCTACGGCGGCGCTGGAGATCGCCAATCCCGTTTTGCAGGAGGGTGAGATCGCAAAGCCAATCAGAAAACGTCCGGCAGGCCGCCGGAGGCGAGGAGGGATTTAATTGGCAGTCTTTACGAAAGAAATGTGCCAAAAGAAGCTGAATACATGGCTGGCGGCGGAGGAGGCCATCGCCACCGGCCAGAGCTATCAGATCGGTAGCCGTATGCTGACGCGAGCCGACTTGAAGCAGGTGCGCGAGGAAATGGAATACTGGGCCGGAAAGCTGGCCGAGGCAGAGGCAGAGGATAAGCACGGCGGGCGGAACCGCGCCTATCGCGCCGTGGCTCGCGACGTATGAGGAGGGAGCGCATGGAGAAACCGAATATCCTTGATCGGGCGATCATGACCGTGGCTCCCGTCCACGCGGCGAAACGGGCGGCGGCGAGAGCCGCGCTGAGCGTGATCAACAGCGGGTATGGCAACTACGGAGCCAACCTGACGAAAAAGAGCATGAGGGGCTGGATGTACCACGGCGGCAGCGCCAAGGAGGACATCGAGGACAACATCGACGTTCTACGACAGCGGAGCCGGGACGCTTACATGGGCATCCCGACAGCCACGGCAGCGCTGAAAACCATGCGGACGAACGTAGTGGCAGGCGGATTGATGCCTGCGCCGCAGCTCGACAGCGACTATCTGGGACTGGACGAGGCGGCGGCGGAGAAGCTGCAAGCGCAGATCGTGCGGGAGTTCGCCCTGTGGGCGGACACGCCGGTATGCGACGCGGAGCGAATGGACAACTTCTATCAGCTCCAGCAGCTTGCCTTTTTGAGTTACCTGATGAACGGAGACACCATCGCCCTGCTGCCCATGAAACATCAGGCCGGGCAACCGTATGACCTGCGTGTGCGACTGATCGAGGCAGACCGGGTATGCAGCCCGGACGGCTTTGACCGGCTGATGCCCTGTACCGTGCAGGGCTATGAGGTAGAAAGCATCGTGCAGGGCGTGGAGACCGACGCGGACGGTATGGTGACGGCATACTGGATATGCAACCGGCACCCGCTGGGAAGCAACAGCGCCGTGGACGCGGCGGGGCTGACGTGGCAGAGGGTGGAAGCCTACGGCGAGGCGACCGGACGGAGGAACGTGCTGCACATCATGAGCCGGGAGCGCATCGGCCAGCGGCGGGGCGTTCCCCTGCTGGCTCCTGTGCTGGAGAGCCTGAAACAGCTTGGACGCTACACGGACGCGGAGATCACGGCGGCGGTGATCAGCGCCATGTTCACGGTGTTTGTGAAATCGCAAAACCCGTCGGACGGCAGACCGTTCGGAGAAATGATACCGGCGGAGGAGCTGATCGACAGCGCCGACCAAAGCAGCATCGAACTGGGGCCGGGGGCCATTATCGACCTGAACCCCGGCGAGGAGGTGCAGTTTGCAGACCCGAAGCACCCGAACACCGGGTACGACGAGTTTACCAACGCCACCATCCGCCTGATCGGCGCGGGGCTGGAGATACCGCCGGAGGTGATGATGAAGCAGTTCACCACCAGCTATTCGGCAGCTCGCGGCGCACTCAACGAGTTCTGGCGCACATGTAGTATGCAGCGGGACTGGTTTACAGACGATTTCTGCCAGCCGGTCTATGAGGAATGGTTTGCCGAGGCGGTCGCCCGTGGGCGTATCCACGCGCCGGGCTTTTTCACCGACCCGGCGCGGCGCAAGGCGTACACGGCCTGCGCGTGGAACGGCCCGGCACGGACGAACCTGAACCCCGTGCAGGAGGTGGATGCCGCCATCAAGCGGGTGGAGGCAGGTTTCAGCACGGCGCAGGAGGAGACGGCGCAAATGACCGGCGGGGACTACAACCGCAACATCAAACTGCGCGTGACGGAGGCCAAGCGCAAGCGCGAGGTGGACGAGATCGGAAAAGCGCAGACGGCGGGAGAATAGGAGGAAAACAGAAATGCCCGAAAACAAGAAATTCTGGAAATTCTGCAATCAGGCAGGAAACAAGGTGGAGCTGCTGCTTTACGGCGACATTTCGCAGACGAGCTGGTGGGGCGACGAGGTGACCCCGAAGCAGTTTGCGGAGGAGCTGGCCGGTCTGGGAGCGCTGGACGAGATCACGGTGCGCATCAACAGCGGCGGCGGCGACGTGTTCGCAGCGCAGGCCATCGGCAACCAGCTTGAACAGCACCCGGCGGCAGTGACGGCGAAGATCGACGGACTGTGCGCCAGCGCGGCAACCATCGTCGCCTGCCATTGCGGCAAGGTGATCGCCGCCAACGACAGCACCTACATGGTGCATCCGGTGCGCATGGGCGCTCACGGCTACTACAACGCCGAGGAATTGCAGAAGTACATCGAGGCGATGAACGCCATCCGGGAAAGCATCGTGGGCCTGTATGCGAAAAAGACGGGCAGGGATAAGGACGAGGTGGCCGGATGGATGGACGAGACAAGCTGGTGGACGGCGGCGCAGGCCAAGGAAAACGGCTTTATCGACGAGCTGACGGACGAGGCGGACGGCACGGTGATCGAAAACCGGGACGGGATGCTGTTCGTCAACAGCGTCAACACACACCTGCCTTTCGACAAGGCACCCAACTTTGTACAAAGCAGCAAGGCAGCTCCCGCCTCCTGCTCTGTAAATAACAACTGCCATAAGGAGGTAACGAACATGGCAAACGAGATCAAGACCGTGGACGACCTGCGCGGGGCCTATCCCGCACTGGTCAAGGAAATCGAGGAGGCGGCGGCGAACAAAGCGACGAGCGACGAGCGCCAGCGCATCCGCGACATCGAGGACATGGCTCTGTCCGGCAGCGAGGCGCTGACGAACGAGGCCAAGTTCACCAAGCCGGTGAGCGCCAGCGAGTACGCCGTGGCCGTGATGAAGGCTGCCAAGGAGAGCGGCAGCGCATGGCTCAACGCCGCAAAGGGCGACGCCGACAAGAGCGGCATGGGCGGCGTGAAGAACGACGGCGGCAACGGCGGCGGTGCAGGCAAGCAGGACGAGTTCATGGACGCGATCAAGTCCATGGGCAAGAAGCAGTAAAGGAGGAGAAAGAACATGAGTATGGATTTGGCGAAAAAGACCTTTTCCACGCAGCCGGATTACCTGATCGCAGGTAATGCGGAGATCGTTACGGCAGTCAAGGAGGCATCCGCCGCCTTGAAGCGCGGCGCTCCCGTGGTTCTCAATAGCGACGGCAAGCTGGCCGCCATCAGCGTGAGCGGCAGCAGCGCCCCCTATACCGTGACCACCACGGGCCTGTACGGTATTCTGGCAGAGGATGCCGCATCGGGCGAGGACGGCATCGTGTACCTCTCCGGCGAGTTCTTCGCCGATGCGCTGGTGCTGCCCGCCAACGCCACCGCTGCGGACGTGGAGGTTCCTCTGCGCAACCTCGGCATCTACTTGAAGTAAGGAGGAAGAAAGAACATGGCTAACGAAGTGAACATTTACTCCCCCCGCTATCTGGCGGAGGTGGTGAGACAGACCCCTGCCGTACACACCTATTTCCGCGACACCTTTTTCACCAACGTCAAGACGTTCGCTACCGAGCGCGTGGACATCGACCTTGTGAAAGGCGACCGCCGCATGGCGGCCTTTGTCCATCCCCGCGTGGGCGGAAAGGTGCTGAAAGCCAACGGCTACCAGACCGAGAGCTACAAGCCCCCTCTGATCAACCCCTATGACGTGACCACCGCTGACCAGCTCATGACCCGCCTGCCGGGCGAAGATCTGTACAGCGGCATGACCCCTGCGCAGAGGGCCGCGCAGAAGCTCATGGAGGAGTATGCCACGCTGAACGACGCGACCACGCGCCGCGAGGAGTGGATGGCGGTGCAGGCCATCGTGACCGGCACCATTCCCATTGTGGGAGAGGGCGTGAACGAGACCATCGACTTCGGCCTGACCAACAAGAAAACCCTGACCGGCGACAACAAGTGGGGCGGCAGCAAGGCTGACATCCTCGGCAACCTCGGCGACTGGACGGACGAGGTGTTGCACGGCGGCTTTGCCAACGTGGACACCCTCATCATGGGCAAGACGGCCAAGGCAAAGTTCTTTGCCGATGCCAACGTGCAGAAGATGCTGGACAACCGCCGCATGAACCTCGGCGAGATCGCCCCCCGCGACCTGCCCAACGGTGTGAAGTACCTCGGCCACCTGAACGACCCCAGCCTTGACATGTATGTTTATGGCGAGATCTACTACGACGACTGGACTAACCCTGACGCGCCGGAGACCAAGCCTCTTATCCCGGACAACATGATCATCCTGATCAGCTCCAGACCCAACTACATGATGGCCTACGGTGCCTGCACCTACATCGAGGACGCATCCGGCCTGTGGGTGACCTCCCAGACCAGCCGCGTCCTGCGCAGCTATGTGGAGCATCATCCCGACCGCCGCATGGTGGAGCTGCAGGCGCACCCGCTGCCCATCCCCGACAAGGTGGATAGCTGGCTGGTGGCGACCGTGTGCTGACATGGCGCTGTTCGAGCTAAAGCAGGAATACAGCGGAGCGGAGGGGGCTGCCCCTCCGCTCACTTTTAAGGACTGCGCCGCAGCGGACATCGACGCGGCTTTCTTTGAGCAGGACGAACACGCGGACTGGCACACGGTTGACGGCAAGGACGCGCTGGTGATCGTGGACGATCAGCGGCTCAAAGAGCATAGCGCCCATTGGGAGGCGGGAGCCAAGCAGAACTTCGACACGGGACTGTATACGGCCTACACGGTGCTGTATATCCGCGTGAGCGACTACGGGCCAAAGCCGAAAGTGGGCAAGCACCTTGTTCTGGACAAAGGGACGAACCGGCAGCGGTCGTACACCATCCTCAACTGCGAGGAGGAGGCGGGCGTGTACCGCATTTCCATGGAAAGGACGCGGCAATGAGCAGAGTAACCTATGACGCAGGGAACCTGACCATCGAAGTGGACGGGCTGGACACCGTGGCGGCGGCGCTGGGCGATTTGAAGAAAAAGACCCCGGCGGCGGCCAAGGTAGCCATCAACGCCACGGCACGGCAGGCCCGCAAGCTGATGATCGCAAAGGCAAAGGCGCGGTACGCCGTGAACGCGGCGGGCAGGCGGCACCTGAAAGACCTTGTGCAACGGAAAAAGGCCAGCAACACCAGTTTGAGCGCAGAGCTGCACATCGCAAAGATGCGCAACGATCTCGGTTATTTCCAGCACAGGCCGACGGAGCGCTTTACCGGGCGCGAGGTTTTGCACCACGCACCAAAGTATGTGAAAGCCCGTGTTCTGAAAGCCTCGTCCATGGCGGCGCTGACAGGCAATGCCAACATGAGCAAGGGCTTTCTCGTGCAGTTCAAGAGCGGACACATCGGCATGGTGCAGCGACAGATCGGCTCCAGCTCCAGCCACACGGTCACGGAGCGGGGCCGCCCAAGGTGGCGAAACAAGGACGGCAAGGTGAAAAAGTTGGTGACAATGGGAAGCCCGTCGGCCTCGGCGATGCACTCTACCGTATGGCCGATGGTGGAGCCGGAGGTGTCCGAGTATCTGCAAGACCGCCTGATGGAGCAGACCGAGCGGGTGCTGGCGCGAGCGGCGAGGAGGAAGTAAGCCATGAAGAACTATATGGACGCAGTGAGGGCCGCAGGCATCGGGCGAACTCCCCAGCTCTGCCAAGACGCGCTGATCGAAACGCTGGAGGAGCTTTTCGCCGGAAAGAAGTACAACGGCCAGCAGAGCCGCAAGGAGCTGAAAATCTTCAAGCAGGATTTGCCGGTGCCGGAGGACTATGACGCGGATGTGGACACGGACGCGGCGGCGGCCCCGTACATCGTTGTGCGCATGACCGGAGGCGAGATCAAGAACGACGACGGGCCGCAGGCGGTTGAGTTCAGCCTGATCGTGTGCGCCTACGACGAGGGCAAGGAGCGAGAGGGCTATCAGGATGTTGCCAACATCAAGGAGGACATCGTGCAGCGGTTATGCACCAAGCCGTATTTCGGCGGGGCATTCACTGTGCTGAAGCCCATCGCGTGGGCCATGCAGCAGGACGACACCTACCCGTACTACTTCGGGGCGTGTTCGCTGACCTGCACCGCACCGGCCATGACACAGGACACAGAAATGGAGGAGCTGGTATGAGTAAGAGAAGCGATAAGCTGGCGGCGGATGCCGCTGTGAGCGAGGCGACCATCCCGGAGGCGGAGACTGCTGCCGAGACTGCGGCCACGGAGCGGGAGAAAGCAGATGTGACGCGGGTTTACTGCGGCCCCACGGTGCGCGGCGTTGCCAAGCAGTACACGGTGTTTCGCGGCGGCATCCCGGAGGCGCTGGAGGCGTTCATCGCCATTCACCCGGAGGCCGGGGCGCTGGTGGTGGACGTGAAGCACTTTGCCGAGACGAGAAAGCGGCTGGAGACCGCAGGAACGGCGGAGGCCATTCTGTACGGCAAGATCAAATCCGAACTGTAAGGAGGAAGAAAGACTATGGCATACAAACACGGCGTATACACGAGCGAGGTTGCGACCAGCATGGTCGCGCCCATTACCGGCACGGCGGGCTTGCAGGTGATCGTAGGCACCGCCCCGGTGAATATGCTCAAAGACCCGGCGGCGGCAGTCAACGTGCCGTTGCTGGTGAACAGCTATAAGGAGGCCGTGGAGGCGGTGGGCTATTTGCCTGACTTCGCCAGCTACACCCTCTGCGAGTGCATCAGCGCGAATTTCAGCGTTGTGGGTATCGCGCCCATGGTGCTGATCAACGTGCTTGACCCGGCCAAGCACAAGGTCGCCATCACCGGCGGCACCATTCAGGTGAACGACGGCGTGGCGGTGCTGGAGGAAACGGGCGTTCTGCTGGAGGGGCTGACCGTCAAGAGCGGTTCCAACACGCTGACCGCAGGCACGGACTACACCACCACATGGAACGACGACGGTACGCTGAATATCGTGGTGCTTTCCACCGGAGCGGGTAAGGAAGCAACGAGCCTGACCGTGACCGGCAACAAGATCGACCCCAGCAAGGTGACGGCGGCAGACATCGTGGGCGGTGTGGACAACTCCACCGGCAAGGAGACCGGCCTTGAGGTGGTACGTCAGGTCTACCCGAAGCTGTCCATGACACCCGGCATCCTGCTGGCCCCGCGTTTCAGCAAGGACGCGACGGTGGCGGCAGCCTTGCAGGCAAAGACCAAGAGCATCAACAGCGTGTTCGGCGCGGTGTGCGTTGTGGACATCGACTGCAGCAACACCGGCGCGACCAAGTACACCGCCGTAAAGACCACCAAGGAGGCGCAGGCGGTGAGCGACCCCAACGCCTATGCGGTGTGGCCATTTGCCAAGGTGGGCAACACGGTGTACAGCGGCAGCGCACTGGCGGCGGCGCTGACGGCCTACACCGACGCGCAGAACGACGACACACCCAACGTCAGCCCCAGCAACAAGACCATCGCCGTTTCTGCCGCCTGCCTTGAAGATGGCACGGAGGTGGTGCTTGATCAGGAGCAGGCCAACACCGTGAACAGCTTCGGCGTGGCGACGTGGCTGAACATGAACGGCTTCCGCCTGTGGGGCAACAACACGGCGGCCTACCCCGGCATCAGCGACCCGAAAGACCGCTGGTTCAGCGTCCGCCGCTTCCTGACGTGGGCGGCCAACACGTTTATCCTGACCTACTTCCAGAAAGTGGACAGCCCCGCCAACAAGCGGCTGATCGAGGCCATTGTGGACAGCGAGAACGTGCGCGGCAACGGCTTTGTGGCTCGCGGCGTGTGCGCCCGCTATGAGATCACGTTCAACGAGGACGAGAACACCACCGCTGACCTGCTGGACGGCAAGATCACGTTCCACCAGTACATCACCCCGTTCACCCCTGCGGAGGACATCGAGGACATCATCGAGTTTGACCCCGACGCTCTTTCTGCTGCGCTGAACTGATAAGGGAGGGAAAAGAAGATGATTTCCAACAACTATATCCCGGAGAAGATCAACGAGTATAACGCCTATCTGGACGGCACGAAAATGATCGGCGTGGCCGCGTCGGTGACGCTGCCGGAGGTCAACATGAAAACCAGCACCGTTTCCGGTGTGGGCGTGAACGGCGAGCTGGACAGTCCCACCATCGGCCAGTTTGAGAGCATGGAGCAGGAAATCCAGTTCAACACGCTCTACAGCTCCGCCATGGATATGCTCTCTCCCCTGTCCACGGTGAACCTGACGCTGCGAGCCTCGCAGCAGGTCTACGACAAGCAGGGCGGCTACAACTTCAAGGGCCTGCGCGTGGTGGAGATCGGGCGCGTGAAGAAGTTCAACCCCGGCAAGGTGGAAAAGGGAGAGGCCATGGAGGCCACCGTGACGCTGGAGCTGACCTACCTGATGATCGAGGTGGACGGCCAGCAGCTCTTGGAGGTTGACAAGCTCAACGGCATCTACAAGGTCAACGGCACGGATATGCTGGCGGGCGTGAACAGCCTGATCTAACGGGCGAAAAACAATACGGCCTGTCCCTGCGCAAACGGGGGCGGGCCGTGTTTTCACACAACGAAACGACGCTGAAAGGAGCGAACACCAATGGCAGAGGACAAGATCACGGCGGCGGAGACCGCAAACGAGGGGACAAAAAAGAGCGAGAACATCGTGGAGCTGGCAAAGCCCTACGTGTTCGAGGGCAAGGAGTACGGAGAGATCGACCTGACGGGGCTGGAGAAGCTGACCGTGCAGGACGCTATCGACGTGCAGCGGCAGCTTTTCGGCGAGGGCGAGGCGGCGGCCTCGGTGCTGTGCGAGACCACAACAGCATTTGCCCGCGCCATGGCGGTCAAGGCAACCGGGATGCCCATTGAGTTTTTCAAGCTGATGCCTCGCGGCGCTTTCAAGCGCGTGGCAGGTGCGGTGCGCAGACACCTGAACGTGGAGAGCAGAACAGAAAACCATGTGATGCATCTGGAGCAGCCGCGCCATTACAAGGGCAAGGAGTACCGGGACATCGACCTGAACGGCGTGGCAGACCTGAACACGCTGAACGAGAGCGAGGCGGAGAACCGCATGGCCCGCGAGGGCTTTGTGGTGACGGAGAACAGCACCAACTATCTGTACTCCTGCGTGATCGCCGCCATGGCGACGGGTATCCCGGAGGAGTTCTTTACCACGCTGCCTCTGTATGAGCTGCTGAAACTGAAAAACGCGGTGAACGACGCGGATTTTTTCGGATAAAGGGCGGAGCCAAGGCCCTGCGGAAAGCGGCTATCCGGCTGTCCTCGGTGACACGGACGGGCGTGGACTTCTATCTGAAAATGCCTGTCCGGGACTTTATTGAGCTGAATAGCGAGGTGGCGGAGGAATGGCGAACAATAAAACATTAGAGTTAAGCATCAAGATCGCCGGTAAGATGGACAAAAGCCTGATGGCGGCGCTGAACGGGAGCCAGAGCCAGATCAGCAGCTTTGCCCGCAGCATCAGCTCCATCGGAACGGCGGGACTTGCGGCCATGGGGACGCTGGCAACGGCGACTGTGGCAACCATCGCAAGCTGCACCAAGGAAGCGGCGAAGTTTGAAAACTACATGGCGGATGTGGTCAAGTATGTGGACGGTCTGGCAGATGCTACCGGAAAGATCAGTGACAAGGTGGCGGATAACGGCAAGACCTACGCGCAGAACTACGAAGCCATGAAGGACGCGATCAAGGATTTAAGCACACAAATCCCCTATACGCAGGAGGATTTGACACGCCTCGCCGCTGCGGCGGGACAGTCCGGCAAAGCCATGGAGGATTTGATCAAGGTCGATGCTTCCGGCAATGTTACCGGCTTCCTGCGGGACATTGCCATGACCGGCGCGGCCATGGACATCAGCGCCGATCAGGCGGGCAACTGGGCTGCCAAGTGGGAGCAATCGCTAAAAATGACCCACGAGGAGGTCATGGTGCTCTTTGACCAGATCAATTATCTGGGCGCAAACAGCGCGACCACGGCGGCGGAGATCGCGGAGGCGGTCAATTCGGCGGCAAGCCTCGGCCAAGTGGGCGGCGTGAGCGCGGCCACAACGGCGGCGCTGGCGGATGCCATGCTGGCAACGGGCGTATCGACTGATCGCGTCGGCACCAGCATCAAGCGCATGATCGTGAATTTGAGCAAGGGCGCAAGTGCGACGAAAGCCCAGAAAGAACAGTTCGAGGAGCTGGGCATGAGCGCGGAGTGGGTCGCCAAGGCCATGCAGGAGGACAGCGTAGGAACGCTGGATACTATCTTCAAGGCCATCAACGATCTGCCGCAGGAGCGACAGGTAGCGGCGCTGTCCACCCTGTTCGGCCAATGGGCCATTGAGGGCGGCGCAAAGATCGTCAACAATCTCGATGTGTACAGAAAGGCGCTGGAAATGGTGAGCGACCCAAGTCTGTACACGGGAAGCATGGAGCGGGAGTTTAACATCAAATCGCAGACCCCGGAGGCCATCGAGACCATGCTGAAAAGCACCAAGACGGCGCTGAAAATCGAGATCGGCGATGCGTTCCTCCCGGCGAAAAAGCAGTTCAATCTCTCCATGATCGACTTTCTGAACAGCATCCGAAAGAATATGCCGGAGCTGACGCAGCTTGCAGAGAGCTTGGGAACGCTGGCGAGCCGGGGCGTGGAGAAGCTGGGAAGCGCTATGGACACGGCGCTGCCGTACATCCAAAAGGGACTTGACTACCTGATCAACAACGGCGAACAGGTGGTGCGTGTGCTGGGCGGCATGGCGGCGGCGTTTGTTGGCATGAAGTTCGCCCCGGCGGCGGAGGCTATTTTCTCCGGCGGAAAGGGCGGACTTGCGGGCCTGTTCAAGAGCGGCCAGAGCGCGGGCGCGGCGGGCGCGGGGCTTTTCTCTGCGTTCCGGGGCGCATCGGGAAGCAACGGCTTCCGCACGACGCTGGGGGCGGCAATCTCCAGTCTGATCGGTGGAAACGGCATCAAGGGAACCACAGGACTTTTGAGCGCGGCGGCGGGAACGCCGGGGCTGTTGTCCGGCTACCAAAGCGCGGGGAGCGTCCTGCGGGGCGCAATCGGAAACAGCAAGACCGCGCAATGGCTGGGCGGCATCGGCTCGTCCCTCGGCAATCTCGGCGGGCTGTTCGCCAACAGCAAGGCCGGACAATTCGCGGGCGGCCTTATGGGCAAGGCGGGCGGTGCGCTGGGTAAGCTGACCATGCCGCTGCGGCAGGGCATCGCAGGCATCGGAGCAGCGGCTACCATTCAGGGCAGCATCTTCCAGCAGGGCCTTTCCGGCCTGTTGGGGAAAGCTGGCGGCGTGGTAAGCGGCATCGCAAACTCCGGTGCCGGAAAAGCTGTCGGGAGCATATTCAGCGGCGGGGCCGGTCTGCTGGGGAGCATCTATGGCCCTATTGCGGGCGGCCTCGGCGGTCTGCTGTCCGGGGCGCTGCCTATTGTGGGTGTGATCTCCAGCATCATCGCTGTGGTGAGCATCCTGACGGACAAGTTCGGCGGGCTGGACAAAATCGTACAGCGGGTGTTCGGCGACACGGGGCTGGAAAAGTTCACGGTGTTTAAGAACGCGCTGCTGGGACTGTTCGAGGACGGCGGCGTAGCCAAGGCACTGCAACCGCTGCAAGAGAGCATCACCAATCTATTCGGCGAGGACGCGGGCGCGGCGTTTGGCGGCATTACCACCATCCTGCAATCGGTGATGGGCGTGATCGGACAGCTCGTGACCTTTTCGCAGACGACGGTGCGGCCTATCATCGAAAGCATATTCAGCTTTATCACGCAGACGGTGGTGCCGGTCATTTTGCAAACGATCACAGCGGCGGCTCCGTCCATCGCCTCCATCATCAGCGGCGTGGGTTCCGTGGTCATGACGGTGGCACAGATCATCGGCGAGGCCATTCAGTTCCTTATGCCAATCATTCAGACGGTGATCACGGTGCTGCTGCACATCGGTCAGGTAGTGGTTCCGGCGGTGCTGGCCGCCATCGGTGTCTTTGCCGAGGGCATCAGCAGCGCGATCAACGGGGTCAAGACCATTTTTGAGGGCGTGATCAACTTCATCACCGGCGTGTTCTCCGGCAACTGGCGTATGGCTTGGGAGGGTGTGAAATCCATCTTCGTTGGCATCTTCGATACGCTGGGCGCTCTGTTCAAGACACCTATCAACGCGGTGATCGCCCTGATCAACAAGGCCATCGCAGGCATCAACAGTCTCGGCATCACCATCCCGGACTGGGTGCCGCTGCTGGGCGGCAAGTCGTTCTCCATCAACATCCCGGAAATCCCCATGCTTGCGCGAGGCGGCTTTACCAACGGCGCAAGCATCGCGGGCGAGGCCGGGACGGAGGCGGTGATCAGCTTCCAGCGGGCGGCCCGACGGGACAATCTGGACATCTGGGCAAAGGCCGGGCAAATGCTGGGCGTGAAGCCGGTGGAGCTGGCGGACATCGACGGCGGCGGCTCCGGCGGCGGAGGCGGCATGACATTTGCACCGGTGATCAACATTCAGGGCAGCGCCGACCGCAGCATGGTGGAGGAAGCTCTGGCCGAGGCGCAGGCACGGTTTGAAGCGTGGTATCTCCAGATGCAGCGCAGACAGGCCCGCACGGCATACTGACGGGAGGAAACGCGATGTACACGACCAAGAGCGGCGACACATGGGATGTGATCGCCAAGGAGGTATACGGCAACGAGTACCGCGCCGACGTGCTGATGGCAGCTAATCCGCAGGAGATCGACACGTTTATCTTCAACGCCGGGGTGGAGCTGAACACCCCGGCACTGGAGGAGGAGCGGGACGGACTGCTGCCGCCGTGGAAATACGAGGCGAGCTATGATTAAGACAAGACGGCTGGCGCTGGATGTGCGCTACAACAGTTATCCCTTTGCCGGGCAGGTGGGCGGAGACATCGAGAGCCTGACCTACACCGACAGCGCGGCGGACAACAGCGACAGCATCGACATCACCATCAACGCGCAGGACAAGAAATGGCTGCTGGGCTGGATGCCGGAAAAGGGCGCGACGCTGCGAGCGCGTATTCTCGGCTACAACTGGGAACGGCAGGGCCAGCGGAGCATCATGGAGTGCGGACTGTTCGTGCTGGACGATGTGAGCTTTTCGGACGCGCCGACGACCTTACAGGTGGGCGGCGTGAGCAAGCCCAGCGGCAGCGACTTTTCGGAGCTGGAGCGGGACGTGATCTGGAAGAACACCAGCATCAAGCGTATCGGCGCAAAGATCGCCGCGCGGTACGGTCTTGCGTTCACCTACGATGCCGACGACTACGACATCGAGTGCGACGAGCAGGACGGCACGGACAGCAGCTACTACAACGGCCTGTGCAAAAACTACGGACTTATCCTGAAAGTGTACGCCCGGCGGCTGTGGGTGTATGACCGGGAGAAGTACAAGGCAAAGCGGGCCGTGCGCACCTTTGACCGCTCGCAGATCAGGCCGGGGAGCTTCGGCTACACCGCCACCCTGTCCGGCACCTATACCGGCGGGTACTTCAATTACACGGACGCGGACAAGGACATTGACATCGAGTGCAGCGTGGGCGGCGGCTCGCACACCAAGAGCGTGAACCGCCGGGCTACCAGTGTATACGATGCCAGCGTCCAGCTCTGCGCGGAGCTGAACAGCGCCAACCACGGGACGGTGAAGCTGCGCTTCGGCGTGGACGGAGACTGGAGGGTAAGCGCGGGAAACTGCATCGCGCTGACAGGCTTTGGAAATCTGAACGGAAAATACTTTGTGGACAAGGTGACGCACAAGGTTTCCAGCAACGGACTGACCACCGACTTTGAGTGCAGCGGCATCGGCCCGGCGTTCCATTCGTGGGACGTGGGCGGCAAGATCGTGTATCACGAAAAGACGGCGGACAGCGGCGTGAGCTATGACAGCACCTACGCCACCACCAGTCCGGCGGCGGGCGCGGCCAGCGCGGCGGCAGGCGGCGAGGCGGGACAGGCGATCACACTGAACAAGGCTCCGCTGTATGTTTCCAGCACGGCAAAGAACAAGGCGGGAACCAAGACCGGCACCTACTGGCTGTACGACGGCATCCTGATCAACGGGCGCTACCGCGTGACCAACAGCGCGGCGCGGTGCGGCAAGCTACCCGTCGGCCAGAACGTGACGGGCTGGGTGCCTGCGAGCTACTGCATCGCCAGCAAGGAGGCGAAAAAGTAATGGCGGGGACAAACCGAACCGGGCGCGTGAGCGCCATCGACTATAAGGCGGGAACCTATGAGGTGACCTACTTTGACCGGGGGAAGAGCGTGACCCGCCAGATCAACGCCATCAGCAACGGCGAGTACAAGATGCCCAGCATCGGGCAGGTGGTGAGCGTGAGCCACAACAGCAACGGAGCTGCAGCGGGAACCACCACCGGAACGGTGTGGAACAAGACCAACACCCCGGCGGAGGGCTACAAGGGACTGTTCCGAAAGGAGTACGCCGCGCGAAGGGGACTGGCTTATGAGCGCTACGACGAGAATACCGGCGTTTACACCCAGTATGTAAACCGGCGGACGGGGCGCAACTGCAACGGCGAGATATACGACGAGGCGAAAGGCGCAATCAGCCTTGTGGCGGGCGGGCAGTTTCAGGCCAAGAGCAACGCCGCCAGTATGAGCCTGAACGCCAAGACCGGCGTTGGCATCGTGGCTGGAACGACGGTAAGCATTGAGGCCGGAACCTTTGTGAGCATCGAGGCCGCAGGCGCTTTGAGCGTGACGGCGGGCGGCAAATACACCTTCGCTGCAAAAAAGGGCGCAAAAATCGAGGTGGAGGGCGGCGATGCAGAGATCACCATAAACGGCGCAACGGTCAAGGTGACGGAGGCCGGGGATGTGGAGATCGAAAGCCCAACCAAGATCAGCCTGACAGCCCCGGAGATCAACGCCACGGCGGCAAGCGGGGACATCACCATCAACGGCGTGAGCCTTGTAAACCACACGCACATGAGCGGCGCGGTGGGAAAGCCGGATAAGTAAGGAGGGGCGAAAAGTGGCATTGGGAAGCTACATGGGCATGACGTTCACGGTGAGCGACCGGCGCATCCTGACACCGAGCGGGCTGAAAGGCCAAGGGGGCAGCGATTGGGCCACCCACAACCGGACAGGCGCACGGGCGCGGAGCCAGTGGATTGCCCCGAAGCTGCGGAAATACCAGTTCGATCTTTTGCTGCGGGCGCAGGACGGGGTAAACCCGCGAAGCGTTCTGCGGCATTTTCAGCGCATGGCGGAGACCAACGCGGCGGACTGGTTCATCGTGGGCGGCTCGCCGGTATCGCCGTATCCGTTCAAGATCACGGACATCAGCGACGAGTGGGGCGCGGTGCTGCACGGCGGCGCGATGGTGGAGTGCAAGGTGAGCCTGACCATCGAGGAATACCTGTAAGGAGGCAGCCATGTTATCAACGGAAAACGCGGTGATCGAGATACTGCCGGGGAGCGCGAACGACAGCACGGCGGCGGAGGTGTACCGCAATTTGCAGGTGCTTTACGCCACGAGGGCCGGAGAGCAGGCGCTCGACCGGGAGTTCGGCATCGACGGGACGATCATCGACTGCCCGCAGGAAAATGCGCAAGTCCTGCTGGCGGCGGAGTATGTGCGCAAGACAGAACAGTATGAGCCACGGGCGCGTGTCGTCCGTGTGGAATGGACTGCGGGAAAATCGCAGGACGGAAATATGACGCCAAAGGTGGTGATCGAGCTTGTCTAATATCGCTGAATTGGCAAACTGCCCGGAGCTGAGCTTCATCGAAAGCATGACTTTGCAGGAGACGGAAGAACAGCTCCGTGAGCTGTACACCAAGTATTACCGGGAGGCCACGGGCAAGGAGCCGGAGATCGGCGAAGCCGACCCGCTGAACCTGCTGATGAAAGCCTTTTGCGCGATGGAGTATCAGACAATGCAATACGCCGACGCAAAGGGACGGATGGAAATGCTGAAAACCAGCACCGGAGACGCGCTGGATGCGCTGGCTGCTCTTGTGGGGCTGACGCGCAAGGAGGCAAACCGAGCCACGGCGACGGTGCGCTTTACGCTTTCGGAAGCGCAAAACGGCGCGACGGCCATTCCGACGGGAACGCGGGTCAAGAGCGAGGACGGGAAATACTTCAACACCGTGGAATACGGCGAGATAGCGGTGGGAGAGACCTACACCGACGTGGTGGTGCAGGCGGAGGAGGCCGGAGCGGATAGCAACGGCATTCTGACCGGCGGCATCAAGATACTGGTTGACCCCATCGCCTATGTTGCCAGCGTGAGCAACACAACGCCCAGCACCGGCGGACTGGACGCAGAGGACGACGACAGCCTGACACGGCGCATCTACCTCGCCCCCAGCGTGTATAGCTGCGCCGGGCCGCGCGATGCCTATGAATACTACGCGCGGGAGTGGCGTGGGGACGTGGCAGACGTGCGCATCGTCAGCCCGAAGCCGGACGAGGTGAATATCTACTTCGTGATCGAGGACGAGAATGGGCTGCGCGTCCCAAACAGCACAGAGCTGACGGCAATGGCGGCCTATCTGGACGACGAGACCATCCGCCCGCTGTGCGACAAGGTGACGGCGCTGGCCCCGGACGAGGTGGAATACGCCATCACCGTGAAATACTGGATCGCGGAAAGCGACCAGCGAAGCGTGAGCGAGATACAAAGCCGCATCGCGGCGGCGGTGGCGGACTTCCAGAAATGGCAAAGAAAGCTGGGACGGGACATCAACCCCACGGAGCTAATTGCCCGGCTGCGGGAGGCGGGGGCAAAGCGAGTGACGCTGACAGCCCCGGCGGATACCGTGGTCGCGGCCACAGAGCTGCCGAAATGCACCGGAGCGACCGTGACCTATGGAGGGCTGGAGGATGATTAAGGGGCTGAAAGACGCGCAGATCGCGGACGGCCTGCCCCGCGTCCTCGGAGAGCAGCCGTGGGTCAGGGCGCTGTCGCTGGCGATGCTGGAGCTGCACCGGAAAACGATGGATTACATCAACGGGAGCCAAATCTACACCGCCATCGACACCGTGGCCGAGGAGGTGCTGGATGCGCTGGCCGTGAACTGGAAGATCGACTGGTACGACACAGGGTATGACATCGAGCAGAAGCGGCGCATTGTCAAGACTGCCCTGAACATTCGGCGAACAATGGGAACTGCGGGAGCGGCGAGGACGCAGGCAGACGCGATCTATCCGGGAACAAAGCTGGAGGAATGGTTTGAGTACGGCGGCACCCACGGAAAATTCCGGCTGCGGGTCAACATCACCACCGTGGAGGAGCGGCAGAAGTTCGCCGCCATGACCATCGCGGAGATCGAGCGCAGGCTTGCCGCCGCCAAGCGGTTCAGCGCCCATCTGGAGGAAGTGGAATACTACGACGCGGGCGGCACCGCAACGGCCTACGGCATCGCGGCTATGGCGGGTGCGGCGGTGGTGGACTTCGGCAGCGCATCGAAATTCTAAGTCAGGAGGAAACGAAAAGTGGCATGGAAAGGCGTTATCACCAACAGCGGAAGTGAGCTGCTGGCACAATGGACGGCGGGAAAGACGCTGACCATCACCCGCGCAGCGGCGGGGACGGGCCGCGTGAGCGAGGCGGCGATGCTGGCGCAGACGGCGCTTGTGAGTGAAAAGCAGACAGTCAGCATCCTGTCCAACAAGACAACGGCGCAGGGGCAAAAGCTGCAACTGCAAGTGACACCACTGGCGACGGGCTACCCCCTCAATCAGCTTGGCATCTGGGCAAAGCTGGACAGCGGCGCGGCAAGGCTGATCGCCCTATTTCAGACGGATACGGACGAGGGCGTGGAAATCCCCAGCAAGACGGACGTGCCGGACTATGTGTACACGTTCTACGGGCTGCTGGAGTTTTCGGGAAGCGGCGGGACGCTGCAGGTGACCATCGACGCTTCGGCGCTGGTGACAGCAGAAAGCATGGCGGCTGCCATCAAGGCACACAACGAGGATGAAAACGCGCACGAGGGTATCCGTCAGGCCATTAAAGACAAGCAGGACAAGATCACCGCCAGCGGTATCCTGAAAGGCGACGGCAAGGGCGGCGTTACGGCGCAGGTATTCGACACGGAACCGACGGAGAAAAGCGATAAGCTGCTGACCAGCGGTGCGGTGGCGGCGGCTCTTGCCAAAAAGGCGGGGCTGGGGACAGACGGAAAGGTGCCGGTCAGCCAGCTCCCTGTCAACACACCGGGCGGAGTGGCCGGACTGGGAGAGGACAGCAAGGTTGGCACCGGCCAGCTCCCCATCAATACGCCGGGCGGCGTTGCGGGCCTCGGAACGGACGGCAAGGTGGACACCAATCAGCTTCCCATCAATACGCCGGGCGGCGTGGCAGGTCTCGGCGCGGACGGGAAAATGGACACCGACCAGCTCCCCATCAACGTGCCGAACGGCATCCCGACGCTGGGGGCAGATGGCAAGATCAGCGCGGACAGTCTGCCGCAGGTAGGCATGACGGCGCAGATCGTTGTGACCGCGCCAACCGGCTCCACGGTGACGGCCACGCTGGGAACCAAGGTATACACCGCAACGGAGAACGGCGGAAAATGGACGTTTGATGTGGAGGACTACGGAACATACACCATCAAGGCCACCAAGAACGGGCAGACTGCCACGGATACGGTGACGGTCTCTGTGGTGCAGCAGTACACGGCGACGCTCTCCTATTTCACCGCCACCATCCATGTGAGCATTGACAGCGGCTCCACCGTCACCTGCACCAAGGGGAGCAAGACGCAGAGCAAGACGGCATCTGCAACGGGGACAGTGGACTTCACCGTGACGGAAAGCGGCACCTACACCATCACCGCCACCAAGAACGGAGAGACGGCGGAGGATACTGCAACCATCACGGCGGACGGACAGACGGTAAATGTGAAGCTGGCCTACCGGCACATCTACGGCGTGGTGTGGGACGGAACCAGCACAACGGTGTGGAGCCGCACAGACGAGGCGGCCAGCTTCGTGAACCCAACCCCGTACCGAGCAGGGGCAACCAGTTACGGAAGCCCATTTGACAACCTGTACCCGTGGAGCGGGATGGTGCGGGTGACGGATGCGGTGGCCGGTGAGCTGGTGGCTATCCCGAAATTCTGGTACAAGTGGACAAAGAGCGGAAACAGCCTGAAACTCCAGATCGCGGATAAGGAAACGGACGGCTTTCACGTCTCCCCCGCCCATGCCGACCGAGGGGACGGCAAGGGAGAGCGGGACATTGTGTACATTGGTCGCTATCACTGCAATACCAACAACTACAAGAGCCAGTCCGGCGTAAAGCCGAAAGCAAATATCACGCGCAGCACGGCCCGCACGAGCATCCACAATCTGGGGAGCAACATCTGGCAGAGCGACATTCAGATGCGCATGACGATCTGGATGCTGTACCTCGTGGAGTTCGCAGACTGGAACAGCCAGAAAACCATCGGCAAGGGTTGCGGCAACAACAGCGCAACGGAGAATATGGGCTATACGGACAGTATGCCCTATCACACCGGAACGACGCTTGCAAGCCGGGACAGCTACGGCCTCGGTACGCAGTACCGCTATATCGAGGGTCTGTGGGACAACGTGTATGACTGGGGCGACGGTTGCTACTACAACAGCAACGGCCTAAACATCATCAACACGCCCAGCAGTTTCAGCGACAACAGCGGCGGCACCGCCGTGGGTGTTCCGTCGAGCGGATGGCCCAGCGCCTTTACCGTGGCAACAGTGGCCGGTCTGGAATGGGTTATCTATCCCACGGCATCGGGCGGAAGTGAGACGACGTATTCGGCGGATTACTGGAGCTTCGATGCTTCCGGCCCGTGTCTGTGCTTCGGCGGTAACTATAGCCAGGGCGGGGTCCGCGGGCTGTTCTACGTGGACTGCAGCAGCGCGTCCGACTCGGGCGCGTACTTCGGCTGCCGCCTCCAAAAACTCCCCTGACGGGGGAGTGCAGAGGGGGACGCATCCCCCTCTGCGTATCCTGCGGCCCGCAGGCCGAGCAAAAGGCTAACGGGTTTTCAGCCGCACAGGCGGCTTGAAAATACAGGGGATGACCGCGCACGCAGTCGGTGCCTTGCTTCTTGGTTCGGCGGATAACTGGAACTTCAATGCTTCCAACCCGTGTCTGCACTTCGGCGGTAACTATAACCAGAACGGGAACCACGGGCTGTTCTACGTGAACTACAACAGCGCGTCCAACTCGAACGCGAACATCGGCTGCCGCGTCCTTTTATGGACTGGCTACCCACCTCCACACCCGGCAACGCAAAGACCCACGCCGGGGCGCGGACATCCTCGGCACCCCTTGGTGCAGATAAGCCATCAGGACACGATTTAGTACACTCCCACAACCTGCGGGGGCGATGGAAAGACCGTGAGGCTAAAAGGAGGAAAACATTCCTGATGAAACGAGCAAACAACCTATTTCCAAAGCTGGTATCGGAAGAAAACCTGCGGCTGGCGATCTTCGCTGTGAACGTGACACACCGCTTCCATCCGCACCACAGGCCAAACCGGACGGTGGCACGGGTGGAGGCGGACGTTGACCGCTATGTAAAAGAGCTGCGGGAGATCATTACAGGCGGTTACGAGGCGAACGAGCCGAGGCTTGCGCGGCGCTGGGACAAGAGCGCTGGCAAGTGGCGGGACATATCGGAGCCGAGACTGTGGCCTGACCAGTATGTGCATCACGCGGTCATTCAGGTGTTGGAGCCAATCATGATGCGGGGCATGGACAATTTCTGCTGCGGGAGCATCCGAAACCGGGGCATCCATTACGGCGTTCGGGCCATTAAGAAGTGGATGCGGACTGACCCAAAAGGGACGAAGTACGCCGAGGAGCTGGACATCCACCATTTCTACGACAGTTTGACGGCGGAGACGGTGATGAAGCGGCTCCGGCGGCTGGTGAAAGACCGGCGGATGCTGGAGGTATGCGAGCGGCTGATGAAGCACGGCATTCTGATCGGCGCTTACTTTTCCCAATGGTTTGCCAACACGGTGCTGCAACCGCTTGACCGGCTGATACGGGAAAGCGGCCTGTGCGACCACTACCTGCGGTACATGGACAACTTTACCTTGTTCGGGCGGAACAAGCGGAAGCTGCGGCGGCTGCGGGAGCTGATCGAGAAGTGGCTGGCGGCACACGGACTGCGGCTGAACGGCAAGTGGCAGCTCTATCCGACGGCAAAGCGGACGGTGGCGGCGCTGGGGTATCGCTTCGGGCGAGGGTATACCCTGCTGCGGAAACGAAACATGGTGCGCCTGAAACATTCTCTTTCCGTCTGCCGCCGTACCATGCGGCGGCACCACGCGATCAAGCCAGCGTTGGCGCAGGGGCTTTTATCCAGACTGGGCCAGATGAAGCACTGCAATCACGTCCACTTTTTCCAGAACTATGTGGAGACGGGCTTGCAACGGAAATTGAAATGCGTGGTCAGAGAACACGCAAGAAAGGAGCGGGCAAGATGGAATACGTCTACGGAACAAGCGTTATCGGCGGCGTAGAGCGGGAAAACCTGAAAATCGTGGGCGGCCCCGCGCTGCGGGAGGGCGAATACCTGACCACAGTGCGGGAGTATGACGACAGCAGCATCACAGACCGCTGCCGCATCGACCGGCACTATCACAGCGACACGGACGAGGGCGGGACGCGGTACGACTTCTATACCATCAGCGAGCATTACAGGTATGTGGAAAGGACAAAGTTGATGGAAGAAACGAGAAAGGCAACGGAGATCGCCTTTGTGACGCTGGCGGAGAGCGGAAGCATCGACGCTGTGACTGCGGGGGAGCACAAGAGCCTGTTTGAAACGTGGCAGACCGGCGTTGCTTACACGGTTGGGCAGCTACGCAACTGGGGGAACAAGCTGTACAAATGCGTACAGGCGCACACCTCACAGGCGGGATGGGAACCGGACAAGGCGGTGTCGCTTTGGTCGGCGGCATCTGACCCGGCGGAAGAATGGCCGGAATGGAGCAAGCCGGTGGGAGCGCATGACGCTTACGCAAAGGGCGACAAGGTGAGCCACAATGGGAAGCATTGGACATCAACGGCGGACGCCAATGTGTGGGAACCGGGGGTATACGGCTGGACGGAGGCGACGGCGTGAGCAGTCATTTGCAGATCATCGCAGAACTGGAGGCGCTTGTGGAAATGCAGGCGCGTACCGTCCGGGTGCTGGCGACACGCCTTGCGGAGCTGGGCGACACCGTGACCGGGAGAGACGAGATCGCGGAGGCCGACGAGGCATACCGCAGGGCCATCGGCGGGGACGAATGGCCGGAGTGAAAGCAGGAGGACAGGAAAATGTACATCGACGCGGACACCATCATTAAGGCGGCCAGCCTTTTGGGAGCAATCGGAGCGCTGGTCGCCGCCATTGTTTCCGTGTACAAGGTCATTGAGAGCAACAAAAAGCAGAGCGAGTTCATCAACGCCATTCAGGAGGAGCAGACGCTTATCTGCTATGGCCTGCGTGGTGCGTTGCAGGGGCTTGTGGAGCAGGGGTGCAACGGGCCGTGCAAGGATGCGCTGGACAAACTGGATAAGCACCTGAATAAAAGCGCGCACCCGCACATCAAGGAGGACTGACATGGCGGGAAAGCGAACACAGGCAAAGACGAAAGGCCGGAAGAAGCGCATGGGAACCATGGACTTTATTCTGCTGATCGTCTTTTTGTGTCTGACGGTATTTACGATTGCCATGATCGTGCTGTTTACCGTGTACGGCTCTGTGCCGGATACGCTGATCACCTGCGTGTTCGCCACGCTGGGCGGCGAGTGCGGCATCCTCGGCTGGATAAAGACCACCAAGGAGAAGAAGCGGGACAGGCGGTGGCAGCTTGCGGACATGAGACGGGAAAAGGAGGAGGCGGAACGGATTGCACAGCAGACAGAGGAACCGTGAGGAGGGATAGATCATGCTGGCAGGAAAGAACAACGAGGAGAAAATCTGGAATTATCTGAAAGGCGCGGGGCTGAACGACTTCGGAACCGCCGGTCTGATGGGAAACCTGTATGCGGAGAGCGGCCTTATCCCGAACAACGTGGAGAACCTATACGAAAAGAGGCTTGGCGTGACCGACGCAAGCTATACGGCGGCGGTGGACAGCGGCAAGTATCAGTTCTTCTCAACGGATAAGGCTGGCTACGGCCTCGCCCAATGGACGTACTGCTCCCGCAAGGCAGAGCTGCTGGACTATGCCCAGTGCTGCCGAAAGAGTATCGGCGATCTGGAAATGCAGCTTGATTTCCTGATGAAAGAGCTGCGGGAGGACTATAAGGCGGTGCTGGCCGTGCTGAAAACGGCTGGAAGCGTCCGGGCAGCATCGGACACGGTGCTGCTGAAATTTGAGCGTCCGGCAGATCAGAGCGAGGAGGCGCAGGCAAGACGGGCTGCGTTCGGCCAGCGGTATTATGGCAAGTATGCGGCAGGGAGCGCCGCAGGAAGCGGAGGAAAGCCTATGACGGAACAGGAACAGCGGCAGAAAATCGTGAGCATCGCCCAGAGCTACATCGGATGCAAAGAGAGCGACGGGAGCCACAGGAAGATCATCGACCTGTACAACAGTCACAGGCCGCTGGCCCGTGGCTACGCCGTGAAGTACACGGACGCATGGTGCAGCACGTTCGCAAGCGCCGTCGCTATCGCAGCGGGAATGACCGACATCATCCCGACGGAGTGCGGCTGCGGAAAGCACATCGAGCTGTTCAAGAAGCTGGGGAGCTGGCAGGAGGGCGACGCTTATGTGCCGAAGCCCGGCGACTATATTTTCTACGACTGGCAGGACAGCGGCGTGGGAGACTGCACCGGCAGCGCCGATCATGTGGGCATCGTGGAAAAGGTCAGCGGGACAAGCATCACCGTCATTGAGGGCAACTACTCCGACAGCGTGAAGCGCCGCACCATTTCTGTGAACGGACGGTACATTCGCGGCTACGGCGTACCGAAGTACGGCGGAAAAGAGGCGACCGGCGGCGGGACTGCGGCGGACGCTGCACCGGCCAAGGGCGGCGGGTGCAAGATGGGCGACATCGTGACATTCACCGGCGAGAGGCACTACACCAGCGCAAACAGCACCGTGGGCAAACCGTGCAAGCCGGGCAAGGCCAAGGTGACGCAGGTGTACCAGCCGCTTGTGAGCAGGCATCCGTATCACCTTGTCGCCGTGAGCGGCGGCGGAAGCACCGTGTACGGCTGGGTGGACGCGGCGGACATCAAGACCGAAGCGGCGGCGCTGGCCGTGGGCGATCAGGTGACGATGGACAAGGCTGCCACAGTCTACGGCACCACGCGCAAATTCTCCTCGTGGGTGTACAGCGCAAAGCTGTATGTCCGGGCAATCAGCGGCGACCGCATTTCAGTTTCCACGCTGAAAAGCGGCGCAATCACAGGAAACGTGGACAAGAAATATCTGACGAAAGTGTAAGGAGGTACACACCATGACACAGATCATTCCCGACATCATCAACATTGTCATTGAGGCCATTTTTGCCATCCTCGGCCTGTTCTTCACCGGCGTGGCCGTTCCGTGGCTGATCAAGACCGGCATCCCTTGGCTGAAAGACAAGCGCCTGTACGGCATTGTCACCGTTCTGGTCAAGGCGGCGGAGAAGCAGCGCGAGGCCGGTGCGCTGCCCATCCCGAAGTACGATTATGTGGTGCAGATGCTTGAAGCAAAGGGCATTAAGGTCACGGCAGAGGTAAAGGCCATGATCGAGGCGGCGGTTAAGGAACTGGACATCGCCGTGGACAGCACAATCGGTACGCTGGGCGGCATCTTTGTGGAGGACAACCCCGGCAAAACGGACGGAGAAAAGGAACTGAATAACTGAAATTACCCCCGGCTGCTATACTCATAGATATAGCAGCCGGGGGATTTTTTGTGCGTATACGCCGAAAAAATGCTGTTGCACAATGCCGATTTTGTGGGTATCATAATAAGACAAAAAGCGACAGAGCGGAACGGGAACGCCGACACCGCCCTGCACGGATGATCGAGAAAGGAGATTTTACGATGCGGAGTGGAAAGAGAACCTTTAAGCATCTGAGCAAGAACGACAGGCTGCGGATTGAAAAGTGGCAGCGCATGGGAATGAAGCCGCGCGAGATCGCGGAGAAGCTGCGCGTCCACATTTCAACCGTGTATCGGGAATTGAAGCGCGGGGAGTATGAACGGTTGGACGGCGGGACGTGGGAAATGGTGACGGCGTACAGCCCGGACATCGCGGAAGCGCGGTATCAGGAACACTTGCGGGAGAAAGGGCCGGACTTGAAGATCGGCAAAGATCACGAGCTGGCAAACTACATTGAGACAACGATCACGGAGCGGGAATGCAGCCCTGCCGCTGTCCTCGGATATGCAATGCTGGAGGGGCGGACATTCGAGACATCCGTTTCCGTGGCGACGATCTACAGCTACATCAAAAAGGGTCTCTTTCTCCACATCACACAGGTGGATTTGCCGCGCCGGGGCAAGGTGAAGCAGAAATACAAAAAGGTCAAGACCAAGAAAGATCAGGCGCGGGCCTCTGCGGGTGAGAGCATTGAGCGACGCCCGCCGGAGGTGGAGAGCCGCGAGGAGTTCGGGCATTGGGAGGGCGACACCGTGTACAGCGGCAAGGGCAAGTGCAAGACCACCAGCGCCCTGCTGACCCTGAATGAGCGCAAGACGCGAAAAGACATCATTATAGGAATACCAAACAGAAAGGCGGAAACCGTGGTCAAGGCGCTGGATGCGCTGGAGCGGAAATGCGGTGCCAGACGGTTTAGGGCAATCTTCAAAAGCATCACCTTTGACAACGGAACGGAATTTTCGGCGGCGGAGGTGCTGGAGCGGAGCGCCGTCAATAAGACCATCCCGCGCACCAAGGTATACTACTGCCATCCGTATTCTTCGTGGGAACGGGGGAGCAACGAGAACGCCAACAGCATGATCAGGCGGCGTCATCCGAAAGGCACAGATTTCTCCAAGGTCAGCGCGGCGGAGATCGCGGCCACGGAGGAATGGATTAACAACTATCCTCGAAAAATCTTGGGGTACAAGAGCAGCGAGGTCATGTTCCGGGAGTGCCTGCGAGAGATCGGACTGAGCGCGTAACAGGAAGAAACCAGCACAGCGGACATTCAAAGGGAGAGGGCGTGAGCAGAGCGGAACACGGAGAACTGAACAGGAAAATACACAGGCTGCCGACCATGGGATATGACGGCGGCCATATTGGCTTGTCAAAATTAGACAAAACAAGAAGTGAAAAATTGTGCGCATTTAATACTTGATTTTTTCTATCTCACAAAAAGAGAAATTTCGTGTTGACAATGGGGAACATTGTGGTAAAATAACGCTATATTCCATAATGGCGATGAGAGAGAAGAGTTACCGGAGGCCGCCCGGAGCGAGACGGGGACAGTGCAAGCCCGTTGGGATCGGCACGGTGACAGCCGCTTTTGAGCCTGCCGTGATGAATGGCACGGGATGCTCCCGTTACAGGGCACTGAGAGGGCGGCTCGCCGCCAAATCAGGGTGGTACCGCGGAAGTGATTTTCGCCCCTGTTTGCTATGGCAAACAGGGGCGTTTTTCGTTGCAGGAGGTGGGAGATGCACTATACGATCATCGACATGGAAAAAGACCCACGCTGCGGGCAATTCGCCTATTTCCGGGCCATGCAGTATCCCTTTGCCAGCGTTACCGTGGAGGTGGACATTACCGACATGATGACGGCGCGGGGCAGCAGGCCCTTTTTCCTGAGTCTACTGTATGCGGTGGTGCGGGCGGCCAATGCCGTGCCCCAGCTGCGGCGGCGCATCCTGCCGGATGGACGGGTGGCGGAGTACGACTGGTGTGCGCCGTCCTACACCGCCATGAAGCCGGACGGCGTGTATGTCTACTGCACCGTGGAGGGCGACATGCCCTACGGGACCTTCATCGCGGAGGGACAGCGGCGGCAGCGGGAGGTGCTGGAGCGGGGCACGCTCACCGAGGACGGCGACGTGCGGAGCTTCTTCTTTGTCTCCAGCGTGCCGTGGGTACACTACTCGCAGCTGCAGCACCCGGCGGAGAGCCCGGACGACAGCAATCCCCGCATCAGCTGGGGCAAATATGTGACCGTCAACGGGCGGACGACACTGCCGGTGTCGCTGTTCGTGAACCACGCCCTGGCGGACGGGCTGCATATCTCCCGGTTCTTCCTGAACCTGGAGAAAGAACTGGCGGATATGACCCGCCAATGGAACGAGAGCGAAAAAGAATTTTAGTATACATTGTAAAGGAGACAACGACTATGAGCCATCCCTATCACGGACTGAACGAGCTGCGGGAAATGTTCCTGAAGTTCTTTGAGACGAAAGGCCACCTGCGGCTGCCCAGCTTTTCGCTGGTGCCCCAGAACGACAAATCCATCCTGCTGATCAACGCCGGCATGACCCCCATGAAGCCCTGGTTCAAGGGCGAGGAGGAGCCGCCCTGCCGCCGCGTCTGCACCTGCCAGAAGTGCATCCGCACAGGCGACATCGACAACGTGGGCAAGACCGCCCGCCACGGCACCTATTTCGAGATGCTGGGCAACTTCTCCTTTGGCGATTACTTCAAGCACGAGGCCATTGCGTGGAGCTGGGAGTTCCTGACCTCCCCTGAGTGGGTGGGGCTGGAGGCCGACCGGCTGTATCCCTCCGTGTACGAGAGCGACGACGAGGCCTTCGCCATCTGGCGGGACGAGATCGGCATTCCTGAGGACAGGATCTTCCGCTTCGGCAAGGAGGACAACTTCTGGGAGCACGGCTCCGGCCCCTGCGGCCCCTGCTCCGAGATCTATTATGACCGCGGACCGGAGTACGGCTGCGGCAAGCCCGGCTGCACCGTGGGCTGTGACTGCGACCGCTATATCGAGATATGGAACAACGTGTTCTCCCAGTTCGACAACGACGGCCACAACAACTACACCGAGCTGAAGCAGAAGAACATCGACACCGGCATGGGTCTGGAGCGCCTGGCCTGTGTGTGCCAGAACGTGGCCAGCCTGTTCGACGTGGACACGGTGATGAACATCACCCACAAGGTCAGCGCGCTGACCGGCGCCCACTACGGCGAGAGCTACAAACGGGACGTGAGCCTGCGCGTTATCACCGACCACATCCGGTCTGCCACGTTTATGATCTGCGACGGCATCCTGCCCAGCAACGAGGGCCGCGGCTATGTGCTGCGCCGTCTGCTGCGCCGCGCTGCACGCCACGGCAAGCTGCTGGGCGTCAACGAGCCGTTCCTGTACAAGGTGGTGGACACCGTGGTACACGAGAACGAGGGCCAGTACCCCGACCTGAAGGAAAAGCAGAGCTACATCACCAAGGTCATCCGCACCGAGGAGGAGAACTTCGCCCGCACCATTGACGGCGGCATCCGCATCTATAACGAGATGCTGGCCTCCCACAAGGAGAAGGGCGAGACGGTGTTCTCCGGCGCGGACGCCTTTAAGCTGTACGATACGTTCGGCTTCCCCATCGACCTGACGGCCGAGATGGCCGCCGAGGAGGGCATGACTGTGGACGAGGACGCCTTCCAGTCCCTGATGACCCAGCAGAAGGAGCGTGCCCGCGAAGCCCGCAAGGCGCTGGGCGATCTGGGCTGGGCCGGCGTGGAGTTCGGCAAGGACATGCCGGCCACAGAGTTCGTGGGCTATGACCGCGACACGGTGAACGGCGCGAAGGTGCTGGGTATCGTGGCCGAGGGCGAGCTGGTGGACGAGATCGTGTCCGGTATGGAGGCCATCCTGGTGCTGGACAAGACCCCCTTCTACGCCGAGATGGGCGGCCAGGTGGCCGACCACGGCGTGATCACCGGCGACGGCATGGAGTTCGTGGTCAGCGATGTGCAGAAGAACAAGGGCGGCAAGTTCATGCACTACGGCAAGCTGCTCAGCGGCAGCGTGGCCGTGGGCGACAGCGTGACGGCGTCCATCGACACCGACCGCCGCGCCGCTATCCGCCGGGCCCACAGTGCCACCCATCTGCTGGACGCGGCGCTAGTGAAGGTGCTGGGCGACCATGTGCATCAGGCCGGCTCTCTGGTGGAGCCGGATCGCCTGCGCTTCGACTTTACTCACTTTGAGGGCATCACGCCCCAGCAGCTGGACGAGGTGGAGGATCTGGTCAACGACGCTATTCTGTCCGGGCTGCTCATTACCACCGAAGAACTGCCCATCGCCGAGGCTAAGGCCCGGGGCGCGGTGGCTACCTTTGGCGAAAAATATGGTCAGACCGTGCGGGTGGTGACCATGGGTGACTTCTCCATGGAGCTGTGCGGCGGCACCCATCTGGACAACACCGCCAAGGCCGGCCCCTTCCGCATCAAGAGCGAGAGCAGTGTGGCTTCCGGTGTGCGCCGTATCGAGGCCACCACCGGCAAGGTCACCATGGAGGACATGCGCCGCAGCCGCGGGCTGCTGAACCGGGCGTCCCAGTTCTTCAAGTCCGCGCCGGAGACGCTGCTGGAGCGTCTGGAGCAGCAGGCCAGCGAGATGAAGGCTCTGCGGCAGGCGTTGGAGAAATTCAAGAGCGAGGCGTCCATGGGCGAGGCCAAGCAGATTCTGGCCTCCGCCAAGACCGTGGACGGGCTGCACGTCATCACCGGCACCCGTCAGGGTCTGGACGCAAACGCCCTGCGGCTGATGGGCGACTTCCTGCGGGACAAGGATCCCCATGTGGTGGGCGTGCTGGCCAGCATCGTGGGCGAGAAGGTCACGTTCCTGGCGGTGTGCGGCAAGGAGGCCGTGGCGCGGGGCGTGAAGGCCGGCGATCTGGTCAGGACCGTGTCCGCCGTGTGCGGCGGCAAGGGCGGCGGCAAGCCGGACAGCGCCATGGGCGGCGGCACCGATCTGCTGAAGGTGGACGACGCGTTGGCGGCCGTGGACGATTTCGTGGCGGAAAAGCTGAAGTAATGCGCTGTATTATGAAAAAATAAGTCCCAATTCGACTTTGCGGTCCAAACGGCTCCAAAGCCTTGCATCTTCAAGGGCTCAAGAGCGCGCAGGAACACAAAAGGGAATTGGGAGAAAAATAACAACAAAAACATATGTGAAAGGAGATGCGACCATGAAGAACGATTGCCTGTTCTGCGCCATTATTGACGGAGAGATCCCCAGCAAAAAGGTGTATGAGGACGAACAATGCTATGCCTTTTATGATATCGAGCCGCAGGCACCGGTACACTTTTTGGTGGTGCCCAAGGCACATATCTGCTGCGCCAATGCCATCACGGCGGAGAACAGCGGTGTGGTGGCCCATTGCTTCGAGGTCATCGCCAAGATCTGCAGGGAGCTGGGCGTGGAGAGCTACCGAATCGTCAACAACTGCGGCGATCAGGCAGGACAGACCGTGAAGCACCTGCACTTCCATGTGCTGGCGGGGCGGGATATGACCTGGCCTCCGGGCTAAAGGAGAACAGAAAAAGGGTCGGCGGGAGCCGGCCCTTTTTTCTGTGCGGCGGTGCGGGGCGGGACGGGGGCGTTTTATGCCGCTGCGCGGCTACACCTTATCCGCCCCCTGTGGGGGCACCTGTCTCCCTGCGGGTCGGTCGGTTCGCGGATCTGACAGGCCACCGGCCTGTCATTCAACACCGCGAACCCCAGGGGGAAGGCTTAGGGGGGCGTGCCCTCAAGGGGAAGGCTGGGGGGAAATTTTGGGGGTGTTGCCCGTTTGCGGGCAACTTTTTTGCTTTCCGGGGATGGGGGCAGACGATCTTGATAAGGGGGTACGGATATGAAGTACAGAAAGAACGGGACGGACGCGCTGTGCGGACAGTGCGACCTGTGCGGCGGAGAGCTGCGGCGGGGAGAGCGATACTACCGGATCAGCGGTGAGAACGTGTGCAGGGGCTGCCTGGCAGATTTCGCGGCGCAGATACTGGCGGCGTATGAGGTGGTCGGAGGTGAGGCGGATGCATAAGAAGGCGGCACCCTGGGAGGAACTGCGGGAGAAGTACGAGGCGGGCGGATATACCTATATGCAGCTGGCGAAGGAATACGGCGTTTCGGTGCAGAGCGTGGGGCGGCACGCGCGGAAGGAGAAGTGGGTCAGCGGGTGCCGGAACGAGAGACGGCGCAGGGCGGAGAGCAGGGATTGCCTGCTGCAGATGACGCGGGCGCTGATGCGGGGCGCGAAGCGGGCGGCCGAGGAGGCGGAAAAAGGTGAGGCGTGCACCAAGGAGCTGAAGGAGCTGGCGGGGATATTGCAGACGCTGGCGGGGCTGGAGAAGGAGCTGGGCGGCGGGACCGCGGTGCAGACGGTGCAGGTGCTGATGGGAGAGGAGGTACGGGCGCTGAGCGAGTAAGCGCGGAGAGAAGAGAGACAAGGGGGAGAGAACATGGAGGATATATACATCGGGACGCCGAACGCAAAGCAGGACGAATTTCTGCGGTGCAAAAAGAAGTACGTCGCTTTCGGCGGGGCACGGGGCGGCGGGAAAAGCTGGGCGGTGCGGTGCAAGGCCAAGCTGCTGGCGCAGCGGTATCCGGGGATACGGATGCTGCTGGTGCGGCGGACCATGCCGGAGATCGAGGCAAACCATTTGGAGACGCTGCGGCTGGAACTGGCGGGTACGGCCGTATACCGGGCGGAGGAGAGACGGTTCGTGTTCGGGAACGGGAGCGTATTGCAGTTCGGATACTGCGCCTGCGACCGGGACGCGGATCGCTATCAGGGCGCGGAGTACGACGTGATCTTCTTCGACGAGGCCACGCAGCTGAAGGAGCAGTGGATGCGGAAGCTGGCGGCGTGCGTGCGCGGCGTGAACGGATTTCCCAAGCGCATTTACTACACGTGCAACCCGGGCGGGCCGGGGCATGGGTATATCAAGCGGCTGTTTATCGACCGGCGGTATGAGCCGGGGGAGAACGGGGGCGAGTACGCGTTCATACCGGCGCGGGTGACGGACAACGGGGCGCTGCTGGCGCGGCAGCCGGAGTATATACGGCAGCTGGAGGCGCTGCCGCCGAAGCTGCGGGCGGCGTGGCTGGAGGGACGGTGGGACGTGCTGGCGGGACAGGTGTTCCAGGAGTTCACGGACGACCCGGCGCACTACGCGGACCGGCGGTGGACGCACGTGATCCGGCCCTTTGACATCCCGCGGGAGTGGAACGTGTACAGAAGCTACGACTTCGGTTACGCCAAGCCGTTTTCCTGCGGCTGGTGGGCGGTGGACTTCGACGGGTGCGTGTACCGGATATTGGAGCTGTACGGCTGCACGGGAACGCCGGACGAGGGCGTGCTGTGGACACCGGAGCGGCAGTTCGCGGAGATACGGCGGATGGAGGACGAGCACCCATATCTGCGGGGACGGACCATACGGGGGGTGGCGGACCCGGCCATCTGGGACGCCAGCCGGGGCGAGAGTATTTATGAGACGGCGCTGAAGCACCGGCTGTTTTTTGAGAAGGGGGACAACCGGCGGATACCGGGGTGGATGCAGCTGCACTACCGGATGAGCTTTGACGGGGAGGGGTACCCCATGCTGTATGTGTTCGAAAACTGCCGGGCGTTCATACGGACGGTGCCGGGGCTGTCGTACAGCACCACGGCGCCGGAGGACGTGGACACGGGACAGGAGGACCACGCGGCGGACGAGAGCCGGTATTTCTGCATGATGCGGCCCATCGCGCCCCGGGAGAGAACGGAGATACGGCGGGAGCCGTGAGAAACCGGGGGAGGGGCTGCGCCCCTCCCCCGGTCCAAATTCCGCAGACGACGAAAATGCGGAATTTTACACAAAAGGGCTGGACAAATTATGCAGCTGTGCTATAATCTGACTATCCGCAGAGGTACCTCTGCTTTGGCGTTTTAAGCTTGTTAAAACGAAGCACCCTGCGGAAATCTAAAAAACCCGGGGTAAGAAAAATGAAAAAGATATTGGCAACCATTTTGGCGCTGGTGTTGGCGCTGGGACTGTGCAGCGTGAGCTGGGCGGATGGTGAAGGTGAGGGCGGCACAACACCGTCGGCATCGACAACTGTAGTTGCAAAAATTGGCGAACAAGGATATGCCACGCTGCAGGCTGCGGTAGAAGCTGCAACAGATGGGCAGACTATCGTACTTGTGGCGGGTACTGCCGAAGATATTACTGTAGCAAATGGTAAAGATATTACCATTGACTTGAATGGTAAGACGGTGAAAAACGTGACATCCGACACGATTACAGTGGCACTGGGCGCGAAGCTGACCATTACCGGTACCGGCACTGTGGATAATGTCACGCACGGTAAGGCGGCCCTTATAAATAATGGAACGGCCACGCTGGATGGTGGTACATATATGCGCAGTCAGGAAGATGACGGGAATAGCAAGGATAGTCCGGGCAAAAACAGCTACTATACGATCGTAAATGCCAGCGGTGCAGCTATGACGATCAATGCTGGCGTCAGTGTGACAAATAAAGGAAACTTCTCCAGTATGATTCGCAACGGTGGTACGGGAGATGCTATTGCGACCATGACAATCAACGGCGGTACTTTTAACGGTGGTATCAATTCGGTAAAGAATGATTCGACCGGTGTGCTGACCATCAATGATGGCAATTTCTCCAATACATCCCAGTACGTCATCATGAACTGGCATCAGGCAACGATCAACAATGGCACCTTCCAAGCCAACGGAACTGCCGAAGCCGTCTTGTTTACTTCAAAGTATGAGGGTGCGACAGCCGATGGGGAGCTGACCGTCAATAATGGCACGTTTATACGGACGAGCGATGCGCAGAAAATGATTCGGGACTATTATGATGAGGATAACAAGGGAACGGCAGCCATCTCCGGCGGCACCTTTAAGGATGCTGAGGGCAAGGCAGTTGACGTGTCTGCGTATCTGGTAGCGGGCAAGCAGCAGAACAGCGATGGTTCCGTTGGCAACAAGTCCTATTACTACTACCCCTCCACCAGCGATACCACCACGTCTACCACCACCAAGGGTTCTCCCAAGACCTTTGACGCGGGCGTGGGTATCTACGCGGTGACGGCAGTGCTGTCCGTGACCGGTATGGCGTGGACCGCTAAAAAGCGTCACTAAGAGCAAATAAAAAAGAAAGCCCGTAAGGGCTTTCTTTTTTTGCGCTTTTTTCGGGGGGAAGGCTGGGACAAAAAATTTGGGGTGTTGCACGTTTGCGGGCAACTTTCGGGCTGGGCGGGGGCAGGGACAGAACATGAAAGGGAGGTGCTCGGATGGAGCAGGAGACAAGGACCGCGCGGGACGCCGGTGCTCCGGTGAAGATCGGGGCGGAGGCGGTACGGGCTGCGGCGGAGGTGCTGCGGCGCTATCGCGCGGGCAAGCAAAATCTGGACAGGCGCATCATCGACAACGAGCAGTTCTGGAAGCTGCGGCACTGGGAGCAGATGGAGAAGGCGGGCGAGGGCGGCAATCCGGAGGACGTGCGGCCGGCCAGCGGCTGGCTGGTGAACTGCATCCTCAGCAAGCACGCGGACGCCATGGACTGCTATCCGGAGCCGACGGTGCTGCCCAGGGAGCCGGGAGACCGGCAGGAGGCAGAGACGCTGAGCCGTATCCTGCCGGTGCTGCTGAAAAACGACCGGTTCAGGCGGACGTATTCCAAGGCGTGGTGGGACAAGCTGAAGTCCGGATGCGCCGTGTACGGCGTGTTCTGGGACAACGAAAAGCTGCACGGGCTGGGCGACGTGAGCATCCGCAGCATGGACGTGCTGAACCTGTTTTGGGAGCCGGGGGTCACGGACATACAGGAGTCGGAGCACTTTTTCTGCACGGAGCTGGTGCCCAACAACCATCTGGTGCGGAGATGGCCGGAGCTGGAGGGGAAGCTGGGGCGCGGCGGCGCGCAGGTGAGCCGGTATCTGTTCGACGACAAGGTGGACACGTCCGAGCAGTCGCTGGTGGTGGACTGGTACTACCATACGGAGCGTGAGGGGCGGCAGGTGCTGCAGTACTGCAAGTTCGTGGGGGAGAATGTGCTGTATGCCACGGAGAACGACCCGGAGATGGCGGCGCGGGGCTGGTACGACCACGGGAAGTACCCGTTCGTGTTCGATACGCTGTTTCCCGAGGAGGGGACGCCCTGCGGGTATGGGTATGTGGATCTGTGCAAGTCGGCGCAGAAGCAGATCGACCTGATGAACCAGGCTATTCTGAAAAACACGCTGGCGGCGGCGACGCCGCGGTTTTTCATCCGGGCGGACGGCGCGGTGAACGAGAACGAGTATGCCGACTGGACGAGGCCCTTCGTGCACACCAACGGGAACCTGGGTGCGGACTCCATCGCGCCGATCCGGGTGCCGGCGCTGGACAGCGTGTATGTGGCGGTCTTGCAGAACAAGATCGCGGAGATGAAGGAGACGGCGGGCAACCGGGACGTGATGAGCGGCGGCACCGCCGGCGGCGTGACGGCGGCCACGGCTATTGCGGCTTTGCAGGAGGCGGGCGGCAAGCTGTCGCGGAACATGATCGACGACGGGTATGAGGCGTTTTCACAGGTGGTGACGCTGTGCATCGAGCTGATCCGGCAGTTTTACGACGTGCCGCGGCAGTTCCGGCTGCTGGGCCGGGACGGCGGGGCGTTCGTCGCCTACGGCAACGGGGGCCTGCGGCCCAGGGCGCTGCTGACCGGGGGCTATCGCGTGCCGGAGTTTGATCTGGAGGTGATGGCACAGGACGAGACGCCGTACCAGACCATGGAGTACAACCAGCTGGCGCTACAGCTGTTTCAGATGGGGTTCTTCCGCAGCGATATGGCAGAGCAGGCGCTGCGGTGCCTGGAGCTGATGCAGTTCCGCAGCAAGGACACGCTGGCGGAGGTCATCCGGCAGGGACAGAAGGAGACGGACCAGAAGGCGTGGCTGACGGAGGCGCTGCGGCGGGCGGTGACGCTGCTGGACAAGAGCCAGGGGACCCATCTGGCAGAGGCGCTGGAACGGGAACTGGAAAAACGGGAGAGCAGCGGCGGAAAGGCGGCGGCGCCCCGAAGCAGCGACGCTGTGACGCGGCAGCGGCAGGCCACGCGGCAGGCGGTACGGCCCAGATGATACGGGCCAGCTGCGGCGGCGCGCACCTTACGGTGCGGGGCCACGCCGGGTACGGCGAGTATGGGAAGGACATCGTATGCGCGGCGGCGTCCGCGCTGGTGTACGCGCTGGCGGGGAGATTGCGGGAGACAGGACGGCTGGAACGGTTCCAAAGCGCGCCGGGATACGCGGAGATCGCGGGTACGGGGGACTGTGCCCGGGAGTTCGCGCTGGTGCGGTGCGGGCTGGCGCTGCTGGCGCGGCAATACCCCGGCAGGGTGGAAGTTGGGTCGTGACCTACCACGGGGAGGAGAGTTCGGATGGACGAGCTGGAAAAGACGGCGCAGGAGACTGCGGAGGAGACGGGCGGAATGGCTCCCGACGCCGGGGAGCAGCAGGTACCTGACGGGGAACAGGGGGTACCCGGCGGGGAAGAGGACTTCGAGACGCTGATACGTGGCCGGTACAAGGGGGAATTCGACGCACGGGTGCGGCGAATACTGGACGGACGGCTGCGGGGACTGCGGCAGGAGAACGAGAGGCTGCGGGAGATGGCGGCCGCGGCGGAGACGGCGCGGCAGCGGGAGCAGGAGGCGCAGCTGCAGGCCGCGATGGAATTCGCGGTGATCCGGGCGCGGCAGCAGATGGCCCAGGCCATCGCCAGCGGCGGCAGCCGCGTGGCGGAGAACGGCGGACGGCGCAGGAGCGTCAGCCGCTGGGATCCCAAGGGTCTCAGCGGTGCGGAGCTGGCGGCGATACGGAAGAGAGTACAGGATGGAGAGAAGATCAGATTTTAGAAAGGGAGAGAAAACATGGAGATGAATTTGCAGATGTTTGCGGAGAACACCCAGACCACGGCGAGCCTGAGCGCGGAGATGAAGACCTACTACGGCATGGAGCTGCTGGAGAATGCCAAACCGCAGCTGGTGCACAACCAGTTCGCGGCCACGAAGGGCCTGCCTGCCGGCGGCGGCAAGACCGTGGAGTGGCGTAAGTTCGGCGCCTTTGACAAGGCGCTGAAGCCTCTGACCGAGGGCGTGACGCCCGATGGCAGCGGTATCTCCGTCAGCTACATCACCAAGGAGCTGGCGCAGTACGGCGACTACACCACCGTGTCGGATATGCTGGACCTGACGGCCATCGACGATGTGGTGCTGGAGATCACTGACCGTCACGGCAGCAACATGGGCCTGACGCTGGACACGGTGACCCGAAACGAGATCCAGCAGGGCAAGCAGGTGATCTACGCGCCCAAGATCGGCAGCGACGGCACCAAGACCGACGTGACCAGCCGCATGACGCTGGACAAGGACTGCCGCATGACCAGCGAGCTGGTGGCCAAGGCGGCGACCCAGCTGAAGAAGATGAACGCGCCCACCTTTGACGGCAAGTATGTGTGCATCATCCACCCCAGCGTGGCCTTTGACCTGCGCCAGGACGAGGCGTGGATCGCCGCCCACCAGTATGCCGGGGCTACGGAGCTGTTCTCCGGCGAGATCGGTGAGCTGCACGGCGTGCGCTTCGTGGAGACCACGGAGGCGAAGATCTATCGCGGTGAGGACCTGGCCGCCGACAGCCGCACGCTGAAGGTGAACGGCAACGTTATGGCCAGCACCGACGTGACCTTCAACGGCGGCACCGTGGCCGCCGGCGCGCTGGCGGGCCGCTATGTGGTGCTGGGCGGCACCCGCTGCCAGGTGGTGAGCAACACCGACGCGAAGCTGGTGCTGGACAAGACCGTCACCGTGGGCGACAAGGAGGTCATCTACCCCGGCGAAGGCGGCAAGCAGGGCTGCGCCGTGTACGGCTGCCTGTTCCTGGGCAAGGGCGCCTATGGCGTGGTGGACCTGAGCGAGGGCACGGAGGTCATCGTGAAGCCCCGCGGCAGCTCCGGCACCGCCGACCCGCTGGACCAGCGCTCCAGCGTGGGCTGGAAGGGCGTACACGCCGCGGCTATCCTGTACGACGAGTACATGGTGCGCGTGGAGTGCGGCAGCAGCTATTCGGACGAGGATAAGGCGAACTGAGGGAGCGTGGAGCAGGGGCGGACGGGTCGTCCGCCCCTGCGGGAAATGCCGCCGTCAGCGCGGCCACGCCGCGCTGACGGGACGTCGAGGTCACCGCCCCCTGCGGAACGCGGGCGGACGGCGGGGCGAGGTCTTACATGAGGAAAGGAGAAGGGCGAGATGAAGGAGAAAATGACAACGGTGCTGCTGCCCAGAGGCAGAAAGCAGGAGGAGAATTTTGTCATCGTGTCCGTCAACGGACGCAGCTGGAAGATCATGCGCGGCGTGGAGGTGCGTGTGCCGGTGTGCGTGGCGGAGGTGCTGGAAAACGCCGCCATGATGGCGGAGGCGGCCCGGCGCTATGTGGACGAGAGAGCGTCCTGAGGTGACGGCCATGGCAAGGACGACGGCAAAACAGGTGCTGGACCGGGTGGACGCGCTGCTGCCCAATGGGTATGCGCGCGCGGAGAAGCTGCGGTGGCTGGCCCAGGCGGAGGGCTTTGTGCGGCGGGAGCTGTGCCGGGAGACGGGGGAACTGCCGGTGCTGACCGAGGAGACGGAGCTGACGGCGGCGCCGCCCTTTGACGAGCTGTACCGGCACTATGTGGAGGCGCAGGTGCACTATGCCAACGGGGAGACGGCGCGGTACAACAGCGCGGCGGGCCTGTGGAACAACGCGTTTCTGACCTATCGGGACTACCGGGCCAGGACGGCGGTGCCGGAGGGCGGCGCGTCGGCGCTGCGGCTGTGCTGAAAGGGGGCGGCGGAGATGTATTTTCCCAAGCTGAAGGCGGCGGCGCAGCAGCGGGCAGGCGTAGAGCAGTTCGGGGGACTGGACCGCCGTCCGGGCAGCGGCGCGGGGAGCCTGGAGCAGATGGAGAACCTGTGGAGCAGCGGGTATCCGGCGCTGGAGACGCGGCCCCTGCGGCGGACGGTGACGCAGCTGACAAAGCCCAACGGCATGACGGAGAAGGACGGATTGTTCTGGGTGGACGGCACGGCGCTGTATGTGAACGGCGCGAAAACGGGGTTGGTGCTGACGGACAGCCGGAAGCAGCTGGTGAGCATGGGGGCGTATCTGCTGATCTTTCCGGACAAGAAGTACATCAATACCCAGGACCTGACGGATTTCGGGAGCATGGAGAATGTGCGGACCACCACGGGGGAGGTGACGTTCACCCTGTGCGACGGGACGGGGGAGAGTCTGGGCAGCTACGCGGCGGGCACGGAGGCGCCCCAGGAGCCCCGGACGGGGGATCTGTGGCTGGACACGGAGCGATCGGAGAGCGTGATGCGGCGGTATGACGGCAGCACATGGACGGCGCTGACGGAGGTGTACACAAAGATCGCCGCTGTGGGCGTGGGACTGGGCTTCCGCGCCGGGGACGGCGTGACGGTGGCAGGCTGCGGCGCGGCGGAGCTGAACGGCCTGCACGTATTGCAGGCGGCGGAGGACGACTGGGTGCTGGTGCCGGCGCTGTGCCGGACGCTGGACAGTCAGACGGCGGCGGTGACGGTGATGCGGCTGATGCCGGAGATGGACTTTGTGGTGGAGCAGGGCAACCGGCTGTGGGGGTGCAAGTACGGCATCGTGGATGGACAGGCGGTGAACGAGATATACGCCTGCGCGCTGGGAGATTTCCGCAACTGGAACAGCTTTGCGGGGCTGAGCACCGACAGCTACGCCGCCGCCAGAGGCTCGGACGGACCCTTTACCGGGGCGGCGGCCTGCATGGGCGGCGTGGTGTTCTTCAAGGAGAACTGCATGGAGCGCATCTATCCGGCAGCGGGCGGCGGGCACCAGATCGTGACGGTGCCGTGCAGCGGCGTGCGGAAGGGTGCGGAGAGGACCGTGGCCGTGGCGGACGGTGTGGTGTACTATCTGGGGAACGACGGGGTGTACGCCTTTGACGGAAGTATGCCGGTGTGCGTATCCCGGGCGCTGGGCGACAAGCGGTATACCGGCGGCGTGGCCGGCGGGGAAAGCGGCCGGTACTGGCTGTCCGCCGTGGACGCGGCGGGAGAGACGGAGCTGCTGGTGTACGACACGCAGAAGCGGCTGTGGCACCGGCAGGACGATACGGCGGCGGTGGCCTTCGCCCGGTGGAACGGGGAGATGACAGTACTGTGCAGCGACGGACGGCTGCTGGATACAAGCGGTACATTGGGAACGGCGGAGACGGGGTTCTCCTGGAGCGCCGAAAGCGGCGACCTGGGACTGTACACGCCGGAGCACAAGTATCTCTCGCGGTTGGAGCTGCGGCTGAAGGCGGCGGCCGGGAGCACGGTGAAGGCGTACGTCTGCTATGACGGGGACAACGTCTGGGAACAGGTGGGCGGTGTCTCCGGCGAGGCGGGGCAGACCCGCGGCGCGGTGCTGCAGGTGCGGCCCCGGCGGTGCGGACACCTGCGGCTGAAGCTGGCCGGGGACGGACCGTGCCGGGTGTACAGCGCGGCAGCGGTGTATGAGAAGGGAAGTGACGGGCCATGAGCGTGCTTGCCCTGCCGATGGCACCGGTGGGATCGGTGCAGGAGCAGATCGCACAGCAGTATGCGTATCTGGTGCAGATGGCCCAGCAGCTCAACCTGGCGCTGGGACAGCTGGAGGCGCTGGGCGGCGGGGCCGGAGAGGCCTCCGCCCGGCGGCAGGCCAACGGGCGCTTGGGCACGGCGGCATCGGAGACGGCGGACGGGCAGTATGAGACGCTGCGGAGCATGATCCTGAAGACGGCGGACCAGGTACAGAAGACCACGGCGGCATTGACGGCGAAGCTGGAGGAGGAATATGTGGCGAGCTCGGACTTCGGCAGCTATGTGGCGAAGCTCAGCGCCCAGCTGGAGGCGGCACCGGAGGCGGTGACGCAGTATTACAGCTTTTTCTCCGACCTGCAGGCCAACGTGGAGAAGGTGGACGCGGCCTTCGCGCACTATAAGCTGGACACGGAGGGGTATATCCGCACGGGTATCGTGTACTACGACGGGGCCGCGCCGGTGTATGGCGTGGCTGTGGGACAGGACCTGACGTGCAGAGAGGTGGACGGCGAAAAGGTGGTGGAGCAGAACAACTTTCGCGCGGTGTTCACCGCTACGCGGCTGTCCTTCTGGCAGGACGCCACGGAGGTGGCCTATGTGTCCAACAACCGGCTGTACATCACGAACATTACGGTGCTGGGCGGTATCGATGTAGGGCAGTGGAGCATGGAGGCGGCGGAGGGCGGACTGGCCTTCCGGTGGATCGGAGGGTGAGTGTGTGAGCTATACGGCGTTGGACAGCATCCAGTGGGGCGGCGTGCCGAAGATCGGCGTCAGCTTCGGCTATGACAGCCGACGCAGCGGCAGCGCGATGCAGTACAGGATCTATGTGACCGTGGCGCCGCTGACAGGGGCATCGTATTTTGGGTACCCTATCTATCTGTCGGTGACGGTGGACGGCGGAAGTGTGTGCAGCGGGCAGACGCTGAAGGCGGCATCGCCCAGCCGGTGGAGCAGCGCGATCGAGTACGACAGCGGCTGGGTAACAGCGGCAGGAGCAGTGGGCACCGCGCCGCTGGGGATACGGCTGTACAGCGGCTCCGGGTCTGCCAGAGACGACAGCTACGGCTATGCGCTGCCGGTGGAGCGCGTGGAGGACATTGGAGATTTCTCGCTGACGGCGGGGGACGCGGTGATCGGACAGACGGGGACGCTGACGCTGACGCAGCCCGGGTATGGGTACAGCTTTACGTTCAGCTATGTGCTGGGGTCGGCCTCCGGAACGCTGAGCAGCGGCGCGCTGCGGACGGTGAGCAGCAGCGCGGGGCGCGTGGTGTACCAGTGGACGGTGCCGGAGTCGCTGGCCGGGGAGCTGCCGGAGACGACGCACGGCACCGGGACGGTGACGGTGAAGGTGTACAGCGGCGGTACGCCGGTGGGGAGCCTGAGCGCGGCGTTCACGGCCTATGTGCCGGAGACCATGCGGCCCACGGCGGCGCTGACCACGGAGGTGGTAAACGACGGTACGGCAGCGGAGAGCTGGGGCCTGTGTGTGCAGGGCATCAGCCGGATACGGTACGCGGTGACGGCGGCGGCACAGGGCGGCGCGTCCGTGCGGTCGGTGCAGTTCCGCTTTGCGGGGCAGGAGCTGACCGGCACTGCCGGGACGACGGCGGTCATCGGCATCAGCGGGACGCTGCGGCCCACGGTCACGGTGACGGACAGCCGGGGACGGTCGGCGACGGCGACAGGCGAGGCGGTGACGGTGGCGGCGTACTATCCGCCAGCCATCACGGCGTCTATGGCGGCGCGGTGCGCCGCGGACGGCACAGAGAAGGATGACGGGGCGTATCTGAAGGTGAAGTGCGCGGCACAGTGCGCCGATGTGCAGGGGCACAATACGGTGGTCCTGCGGGCGCGCTTCCGGCCCGTGGGCGGCGCGTGGAACGGCTATGTGACATTGCTGCCGGGGGCAGAGCAGCTGCTGGGCGGCGGGCTGGACGGCGGGACCTCCTATGAGGTGGAGCTGAGCGCGGAGGACACGGTGGGCAACGTGCGGGTGGTGCGGTATACGGCGGCCACCAGCCGGGTGACGCTGCATCTGCGCGCCGGCGGAATGGGCGCGGCCTTCGGCAAATACGCGGAGCAGGAGGCGCTGGAGTGCGTGTGGCCGGCGGTGTTTTATGGGGATGTGGCGGTATCCGGCGCACTGACGGTGAACGGACAGACAGTGGAGGCGATGCTGTTTCCGGTGGGCAGCGTACGCCTGACAGACAGCCCTGCGGCGCCGGAGACACCGGCAGGCGCAGCGTGGGAGAGCGTGGAGACAGGCATCGCCGGCGTGTATGGCTGGCGGCGCACGACATGACGAGGAGGAGAGAGGC